CTCGATTCGTACCGCTATCTCGAAGCAGCGCATCACTGGCTCCACCTTGGCTCAAAAGGTGGCGGCATTCCAGCGACTCGCCGATGACAGCGGACTATTGGGCGCGGCCGTCAAGGTCAATCTGCGGTGGGGCGGCAACACGGCTATCGTTGAGCGGGCCGATTCCGCACTTGATCGTTTGTTGGACAGTGAGGAGGAATCGAAGGCGGAGCCGATTGCACCTCCACCCCAACGCCCCTCCTTCCTCAAGTCCGCGACTCAGATCAACATCAACAAGGTCGAGATAAAGCATGAGCATCACCACCACCATGGGAGTCCGGAGCAGGGGGCTATCGTACTCAAGGGTCTCTCCAAGCTGTTCGCAAAGCAGCCGATGCCGACGGCGGCGGAGAATCGGAAAGCTGGCTTGGAACAGGCAATGGCGTCTTTGGTCGGCAAAGCGCCTGAACCCGCCCCGCTTATTGCTGAAAGGCTGGTCAAAGCCGCGAATACCGCGGTCGTGGCGTCTGGTCCGGTTGTGACTCATTACCAAGCGAAGCGCCCCGACCCCACCATCCTTCGCCTCCCCGCCCCCAAGAAGGAATCGATGTTGCAGATGATCCGCGGAATGAATCCGGACCAGAAGCCGCTTGAGACTCCGAGCAAAGGTGAGAAGCCTGTTGCGACTCCTGCTAAGAAGTCGCTGGCTTGGCTCTTGGCGCAGAACAAGAAATGAATAGCCCCGTTGGCTGTCTCATTGGATTCGCGGCCATCATCATTCCGATGGTCGTGATCCGATTCCTCTACCTCTTCATGACAGGAGCGATTCACTTATGGTAGACATGGCTATGGTGCAGAAATTGCACGACGTCGAACATCGGTTGAGTATGCGAATATTCTTCATCGCGATTCTTGCAGTGATTGCCATCGCAGTCAACGGCGTCCGCACTTATACGAATCTGGTGGGCGATCATCGCCAGAAGCGTATCGAATACTTGGACAAGCGAGTGGCGGCGCTTGAAGCCAAGTTAGAAGCCTGTGAATCAGGCACCCCGCAGCCCGTCATCACTAAAGCAGGATACATGATACCATGAAGACTCACGCAGAACTCGAAGACTATCTGCTCGGCACGTCGTTCAATCGACTCCAGATGGATCAGATCATCCACAATATCTTGGTGTTCGCCGCACCGGGAATCGCGCCTGAACTTCCGCTGACCAACACTAAGTCGCCCGCGCCGCTTCCGCAGAATACCGCATCGGCCGGTCCCAAGGTCAGCGGCTTCCGATTCGGCAAGGGTTCCGAGAAGGAGCTGGTCGGCGTCAACGAAACGCTGGTCAAGGTGACTCGGCGTGCGCTCGAACTCTGCGACATCGACTTCGTGGTGTTCGACGGGATTCGCACCTATAAGGAGCAGCAGCAGCATGTTCGTAACGGCACCTCAAAGACGATGGCGTCCAAACATCTTGATGGACTCGCCGTCGACCTCGTTCCATATATCGGCGGCAAACCGACTTGGGATTGGAACGGCTGTTACCGGATCGCACTGGCTATGGATTCCGCAGCGACGGAATTGGGTGTCGCTAACCGGATTCGATGGGGCGGTGCTTGGGATCGCACTCTCGCCGATTTCGGTGGTGATTCGACCGCATATAAGGCAGAAGTCGACGCCTACGTGAGTCGCCATCCCGGCCCTGACTTCATCGACGGCCCGCACTTCGAGTGGCTCAAGTAAATGACTCAATCGGTCTGTGGTTCTTGCGGTGAACGCAAACTGCCGATCAAGGTAACGAGCGTGGGTGCGGCTTTGTGCTGGACCTGCGCTCGGGACTTTCTGGCGATCCTCGATCAAGAGGGACTCACCAATAATCCAATAGCCGTTGATCTCATGATCCTCTGCGGTAAGCGAGTCGATTCGTTCGAGCATCACGGCTTCATGATTTGGGGACTCAAGAGTGCAGAAGGCGGTTATCCGTGGTACTATCTTGACGACTCGAAATGTATCTATTGACAGTGGCTATGTAATGTGTCACACTTATTACGTAGAAAGGAGGACTCACGATGGCAATACGAATCGACGACCTGCCCATAGATGACACGCGGGCGCTGATGGCGCGAATCATGCCATTGGTCAAACAGGGGGAACGAGTCTTGTTCCTGTGCCCGAAGACCGAAGGCGAGAATATCGTCCAGCGCATCCGAGTCATGATGTCGCGGGTCCGGAAGAAGCTTCGGAACCAGAACAAAAAGATTCAGCACTTCAAGGTGCATCACACCGTCCACCCACACACGGAAGATGGGCATCGATTCGACGCTGTGGTCATTTGGTCCACACGTTCCGAGTCGCATGAACACGCCGAAATGCTAGAGGACTTGCTCCGCTCATGAGTCTACAAGCTCTACTCGCGGCCCAAAAGGCCAAGAAGGAATCGCCCGATGTCCCAACGGAAACGCCCAGCGCACCTGCCGCTCAAGTGGAAACTGGTAGCGAATCGGTTTCGCCGCCTAAGACCGGACTCGCCTTCCTCAAGGCTGCAAACAAACCTGCGGAGGTGGCTGCACCTGCAAAGGAATCCGGAGGAGTTCCGGCGGTTGTCCCGGCCGCTGGGCTTGGGTTCCTCAAAAATCGGATCGGGTCAAGCGCGCCGACTCAAGAGAAGCGCGTATCGGTACTTACGCCAGAGCCCAAGACTCCGGTGGCCACTCCGAGTCAAGCCGTTACCGGCAAAGCCGAACCGATGGGCGACCTCGACCGCTTGCTCAACAGCGAGCAGCCGACTCACAAGTCCCGCTTTCAGGACGAGATTCCTGCTACGGGGCCAGCTCGCGACTTACCCCCGGAGTTGGAACCGGCCGGTAAAGCATTCGTCGATTCGCTAGACTCGATCTACCGCGTCATCCACGAGCCGGACTTGCTGGGCGGAGTCGTTCGCGGCATCATGATCGAACTCCAGAATCATCCGGAGTATCGCAAGCTGATCGCGCCTTCCGACATGCACACGATGGTTCGCGGTATGCGCGAGTCGATGGGTCTGGCTCGGATCAAGAAGGAAGAGTCGAAGGCCAAGCGTTCGCCGAAGGCCAAGAAGACCGAAATCAATGATCTGGCGGTGCTGGAAGCGTTGGAAGGGATGGACTTCTCATGATTCAGTGGCTCCGCGGGACCATCCCGATTCAACGCTACATCGTCCTGATGTGGCCGGTTATCCTCTTGCTTGTGTGGTTCGGCTCATGATCACGACTCAAGACTATGTCGAGGAACAGTACCTCCGCATGTCGTACTCGTCTGGCAATGTCTTCGAGTCGTGTCCGCGGAAGTTCGAGCTGGACAAGCTTTACGATCACGGCCGCGCGCGGGATGATGCGTTCGCGGCCGATGTCGGCACGGCTCTTCACGCTGGGTATCAGAACTATCTGGTGACTCAGAGCGAAGAGAAAGCCATCTGGGCGTTCCTTGAGAAGTATCCCTTCAAGCTGGAGTTCATGGAGCAGAACGATTTCCGCTCCTGCGAAGCCAGCCTTGCCACGCTCGAAGAGATGATGGTGAGTCATTCGATGGGTGACTACAAGATCGCCGAGATTAAACGTCCGCTTACACAGGATGAGAAGGCCGAGAATCATCTGCGGTACGAGCAGGGCAATGCCTTGCTTTACCCCGAAGGTGGAATCGTTGTGCCCGCGATCGAAGTCCCGTTCGAGATTCGATTCGAGGGGATCAAGCTTCCGCCCACGCCCAAGTACCCGACCGGGTGCGGAGTCAGTTTCGTCGGCTACATGGATGCGATCATGCGCAACCTCCTGACGGACATGTACCGGACGACGGACATCAAGACTCACCGCGACAACATCAACGATCGAACGGCAAAGTATAAGTTCGACACGCAGCAGGTTCCGTACGGAATCGTCGTCGACCATATCGCCGGCAAGCCACAGGATTCTTTCGAGGTCTTGTACTACGACGCCAAGATCGACATCATCGAGCCGCGAGTCAAGCTGTACTCGTTCCTGAAACGCCAGTCGGATATCCAAGAATGGCTACTCTCAAGAGTCATGCAACTTCAGCAGATGCAACGCTACGCCGAAATGGATTTCTTTCCAAGGACGTCGGGCGGGTGCATGTTCTACAACCGTCCATGTCGCTACTTGGAGCCTTGTATGAGTCGCGACCAAAAGGTCCTGAACGACTGGTTCACGATGGGCAAGGACGAGGCCAAGCCGGAATCGTGGGAGCCGTGGGTAGTCACCACGATAAACCCGTTTGGATAGCGGGCGACCCCACGAATAAGTATTACCACTACCTCAAGAATCTTGAGCGTACAGAGAGAAGGAGAGAGGCACGTGACAGAGCGTCGTGGACACCGAGTCCAAACGGTCACTATTATTATTGGGATGCCTGCGACGGGGAAGTCCACGTTGATGCGGCATCTGATGGAGGTCACGAATCCGTGGCGCTTCGACAATACTACGAAGTATTTGCCGATGCACTACTCCAACTATCGGCCCAGCATCGTCCTCGGTAGGTACGATGACTCGAAGCATCCGTTCCCCGGCACCGATCGCATGTCGATGGCCTGTCAGGCTCACGCGCTCGACTTCATCAAGCGGAATCCCAACCGGGACTTCATCATGGAGGGCGATCGACTCGGCAACCAGTCGTTCATTCTTCAGCTGTGCAATCACACCGATGCACACGTCACGGTTCTGCACCTTATCAACTGCGCTTCCGAGGCTGTGTTGCGCAAGCGTGAGTCGCAGACGGACAAGTTCCGCAAGTCGAGGACGACCAAGCTCGACAACATTCACCGGCTTTGCTTGGGACTCGCGCAGTCCACGGATCACAAGGCCCCGTCGATCGACTACTTCGTGGAGTATCACGACTCGGCTCGTGACACCAACGACTTGGTCTCGGCGCTCACCGACAAGCGCGGGCTGGACTCGCCGCACAAGATCAAGGGGGTCATCTGATGAACATATCAGAGGAAGCGATTCAACTGCTCGCCGCTTACAAGCACGAGATTGCCCAGTGGCGGATGCAGAAGCCGCGGACGACGGGTGGCTTGTGGATAGCACACGACTCGTGGCGTGACACCCCTAGCGTGCAGCTTTCCGATCGCGCCTATGTGAGCGAGCAGTTCAACACGGAGGCCGAGTGCATCACGTGGGTTCAGCTCCGCGCGCTGACCGTTGCCTTGCAGACGATTCGGGCCAATGCCGCATAACGGTCGCATGGATTTGTCCGAGCTTGGCAATGCCCGGCTTTGGGACAACCTTATCGCAAAGGCGAATCAAATCGATGCCGGTGTCTTTACGGACTACGAGCGCGAGTTCGTTGCGAACATGCTCTTCCGTAACGAGGATCGCCCGATGTGGTCGCCGAGTCGCAAGCAGTACAACCTGCTGCACACCATCATCAACAAGGTGTATTGAGTCATGACTAAGCACGCCGGAATCAAGATGACGTACGAGTTCCCGTACTACGAGGATCAGGTCCTGCCCAAGGGATTCCTGACTCTCGACAAGCGGACTCATGCGCTTTTCCACTACTACCTTTTGTGCCAGAAGCTCTTGGAGAAGGCTGGTACGAATGCCGAGCGCGACCAGATCATCTATGATGACGCTCGCTGGATGGACAAGCCTTACGCAAACATTGCTCGCGGCACGGCGGTACGCTACGGACTCGTCGACCCCGGTGAGTTCCTCAAAGACGAGATTAAGCAGCAGGTCCGACTCGAAATCGCACGACTCGGATTCCCCGAGCCCGCCGAAGAATACTGGAGCGTCGAGCCCGGCAAGGTGGTCTATACCTGATGCCGGTGAGTCGTGGTCGTAAGTCCAACACTTACAGAGGCAAGCCCAAGGATCATCGAATCGCACGAGAAGTTCGCTTTTTGATCGGGGCTGGCGCAGAAATAAAATATCGAATCAGATATAAGGGATTGACATATAGGTTACTTCATGCTAGGGTTGTAAAACATTACGAGCCAGACACATACATCTTAGACGCACGCTACCGACTCAACGAAGGATAACTCAATGCCCCGCGCAAGCAACGCTGTCACCACCAACAACTTCGCCCGACTCCTTCTGATCGGCGATGGCAAGATCGGCAAGACGTACTACGCGGGGCTCCCCGCAGAGTCCGGATTCAATGTCCTCTATCTCAACGGCGACGTTGCCAACGAGACGATTCAGCAGCTGCCCGACAAGGCCAAGCAGAACCTGCTCGTCATGAACGTCGGCGATCGACTCCAGGATGGCGGTGCGATCGGGACTCAGTTCGTCCAGTTCATGATGGAGTTCTTCGGCAAGATCAAGGTCTTGTGGAATGACACCGACTCGAAAATCCTGACGAACAAGGACCTCGTCGGTGAGGGAATCGTCGGCAAGGACGTGTGGGAAATCTTCCCGTCCAAGCTCAATTACAATTGGGTCCTCGTGATCGACTCGTGGACCTCGCTGGTTCAGTCGGCCATGATGATGGTGGCTCGCGCCGAGGGAGTCGACATTTCGGCCGCGTCGTCCGCGCAGATGCGTGCCGTCTATGCGGGTGCAGGGCAGAAGCTGACTCAGTTCCTCGTCATCATCCAGCGAATCCAGTGCCACGTCATCGTCATCGCTCACCCCGACGAGTTCGTGAAGCAGGAGCGTCCGGAAGGCGTCCGAGTCAAGGACATCAAAGAGACCGACATGCGCGTTCTCTGGACCAAGATGATTCCGAAGTCATGCTCCAAGCCACACGCCCTGACGATGGCCAAGTTCTTTACCGATGTCGCATGGATGGAAACGAATCCTGCCGGCACCGAGCGTCGCCTCAACTTCAAGCTGTCCCCCGAGCGAATCAGCGGTGGACACTGGACCGACGTGAAGAAGATGGAGGAATATTCCTTCGCCAAACTGATCGCTCTGGTCGGCGGATTCATACCGACCGAGAATGCGCCACTCGAACCGGCGCTAGTAATTCACGAGAACGGATCGTTCGCCCCGGCGGAAGCCAAGGTGTTGCAGAACTCCGACTCGACCACAGATTCCCCCGTAGCCGCGGGGAATACCACCAGTGCGATTCAGGCCCCGAAAGGGTTCGCTGCATTGATGGCCAAGAAGGCAAGCTAACAAACACAACGCACACAACAGAAAGTAACGAATCATGAATATCGCACGTACCGCACTCCTCGCTGCAACCGCAATGACCGCACACGCAGCATTCGGCGCCGAGCAGAACTTCGGCATGATGTCGATCGACGACGGTGCCGAGTCGGGTGGCTTCGCGCTGTCCGACCTGATGGACCTCGACGTTTCCGGCATCGACGAGATTCGTTTCGAGCAGCTGCCTTCGGGAATCTTTGACTTCATCATCAAGGACCCCGACATGGCCGAGGGCACGAACAAGGAAGGCGACAAAATCTTCTACTTCTCGTGCAAGTGCGAAGTCGAAGAGTGCGTGAGTCTCCTGGAAGGCGGCGATCCCGAGGCGCTCAAGGGCAAGATTCACAACCACCGCCAGAACATCGAGCCGGCGGACGCTGAAACCGGCATCGGTCGAATCCGCGCTTTCGTCTCGGACGTCGGCATGGACTCGGCTGGCAAGCTCGGCGCGATCGTCGCCGGTCTGAAGGATCATCGCTTCCGTGCGAAGGTCGTGACTCAGACCGACAAGAACGATCCGTCGATCAAGTACGCGCGTCTTCGTTTCGAGAAGGCCGCGAAGTAACTACTGCGGAGGGGGTGCGATCCCCTCCCTTTAGTTGAGTCGTGCGAGTCGGCTTTAAGCCCCTCCTAAAGCAGCCCCCCTGTGGCTCGCACGGCTCTACTAAGGAGTCATTCCGATGGCAGAACCAGTACCATTCGCAGGCCAGACCCATAACTTTGGTCCGGCTCGCGGCGAAGAAGAAAGGCAGGGACGACTCGACGTTCTCATGAACGGATCGCAAGTCGTCTCGGCATGGAAGTTCACTAAGGAAGAGTTGCAGCGGATGCTCGACTCGGACCAGACCACCTACGTCAGCACTTGGACCGGCACCGCTGTGGTCCCGATCTTCGTGGGCAACAAGCAGGAGATGAATCAGATCCTCCTGGACTTTGGCAAGGAAGTAATCAAGTGACCAACACCACGCAGACCAAGTTCGCCCACGTGCCGGTCGCGACTCCGGACGTGATGAACGGTGAGAAGCTGCCCGAGGGCGTGACTCGCGACGAGATCAACAAGATGTGGCAGGACGATTGCGCTCGCGTCGGCTTCCCGCTTCCCAAGGCCAACAACCTGTCGATGCCTGCGAGTCGCACGGACCTCGTTAAGTATTACGTCGGCAAGCTGCGCGCGCAGAAGGCTCTCGATCTGTGAGCGGCACCGGCAAGATTCTTTTGATGACTGACAAGTATAAAGTCAGTCAGGGTTACGAGCCCGCGTTCACCAAGCTCTTGCAGAAGGCTGGGTTGAATCGTTCGGCTGTCGCAACCGCGGACATCTACAATCTCGTGAAGGACCCGATCAAGCGGTACGGGAACGAGAAGTCGTGGAAGTTCAACAACGAGAAGACTGCCGAGATTGAGGCCGCGTTCCAGAATCGACTCAACATCATCAAGCCAACGCTGATCGTAATCGCGGACCCCGCTTGCGCAGGAATCTTTGCCAAGTGGGACGTGCGTTCGGCGTCGCTCGATAAAATGCGTGGAGGTGTCTATGACTATCAAGGGATTCCTGTCGTCATTACGTACCCTATCACCGCGATTCATCAGAAACTGGATACGCGCCTGGTTCAAAACGAGGACGGAGAATCGGATCAGCAGGAACCGTATCGCGTTCAGCAGGGTTCCTGGATTCTTTCAAATGATTGGGCTAAGGTCGGAAGACTTTACCACGGTAAGCAGCGTCGACTCCCCGCCTTTACATATTCGATTTGTCGGACCGTTGAGGATTGTCTGGCAGCAGAACGATTCCTCGTTGACTGTGTGCTTGTGGCTGCCGATATTGAAACCGGTTGCTACCCAGCACAAATCACTTGCAGCGGCTATACTGGACTCAGCCGGGACGGAACCGTCCGGTCGTTCGTTATACCTTTCTACGACGAGTACAAAACGGGTGGCGTATATTGGGATTCGGAAGACGACCATATCGCAGCGTACCTTTGCATGCGGCGTATCAACGACTCGCCTTCGATAAAGACGTTCCAGAACGGGGCATACGATAACGCGTACAATATCCGCGACCGTATTCCCGCGAAGAACTGGTTCCTCGATTCGATGCTCCTGTGGTATTCGCTCTACGCTGAGTTGCCCAAGTCGCTCGACTTCATCAGTTCGATTCTTCTGGACAACTACCAGTATTGGAAGGACGACATCAAGGCTAAGGAAGAGTCCGGAGTCGGCGGAGACATGGAACAGTATTGGCGCTACAATGCGCTGGACTGCTACTACACCCTGTTCAACACGCTCTACCTTATCCGAATCATGGCGAACAATCCGACCATGCAATACAACTACAACGACGTATTGCTGCGTATGTTCTCCGGGATGCGTATGTCGATGCGCGGAGTCAAGGCAGACTTCCGCCGCCGGGATGAACACCGCGAAGCCCTGACCGCTGAACGAGTCGACAAGCTCGATCTTTTGAGGTACATGATCGATGATCCCGACTTCAACGTCGAGTCTCCCCAGCAGAAAATCCAGCTGCTTTACGACTTTCTTGGAATTCGCCCACGAAATGCTAGAGGCCGATTCGTCGAACGCCACGGTAAGGGTGAGGGAAAGACTCCCTCTTCTGGCTCCTTGGCACTTAAGCTTGCTAAGACAGATCATCCATTCTTCCGAGTCATCATCGAGGCAATGGAAGAGGCAATGGTCCCGGCCAAGCAGATCGCCAACGTCTGCAACATCAAGCTTTTCACGGATCGATTCAGGACGTCGTTCAATGCAGCCGGAACCGAGACTGGTCGCTACTCCTCCAAGTCGTCTAATTTTTGGGACGGGTCGAACGTCCAGAATATTCGTGACTCCTATCGAGACTGGCTCGTCGCCGATGAAGATTGCGTCATGCTCGACATCGACTATAGCCAGTCTGATGACGTCTTCATCGCTTACGAATCCCAGGACCCCGAAAAGATCAGGGTTGTGGAATCAGGTGCAGATGCCCACGCCGTCAACGGGGAACTGTTCTTCAAGCGACCTTACGACTGGATCGTCGCGGGCAAAAAGGCGCATGACCCGCTCGTCGTTCATCCGCTCACTGGCGTTCGGCAGCTAAGCAAGCGAATCGTTCACGGCACGAACTTCCAGATGGCCGCGATGACATTGTATGTCACGATGGGTCGCGAAGCCGTCGTCGCCGCCGCCGAACTCTTGGGATTCAAAGACGCCGAGACTTGGGAGCAAGAGAAACTTGTCCACTTTTGTAATGGTCTCATGGCCGTGTACCGGAAGAAGTACAAGCGACTCACGCCGAAGGAGTACTACGCTGAGATTGCCAAGATGCTTAAGGATTCCGGACGAATCACTAATGCTTTCGGCCTCACTAGAACTTTCCTCGGTAGCCACACTGACAATGGGACTCAGCGCGAAGCTACAGCTTTTATCGGACAGTCCGATACTGCGTCTAACATGAATCGGGTTATGTACGAAGTCGACTGGGGCTATATCCCGCCGACCTTCCGTGACGGCCCGAATCCAGACGCAGGTGCAACGCCGCTTCGCATGGACCTTGAGTCTCACGGCTTCCGATTCCACCTTCAGGTTCACGACAACTTCCTGAGTCAGCTGTCGATCAAGCACCCGCGCTGGAAGGAGGCCGCCCATAACCTCTTGCATGTAATGAACCGCCCGGTTATCATTCATGGGCGAGAGGTCAGGGTCAAGGCCGAGGCAGGAATCGGACTCCGTTGGGGCCACAAGCACATGACGGACTGGGATGGCCGCGATCCCTATGACTTGGACCGAATCGTAACGTCCCTCAATACCCGAAAGGTACTTCAACATGGCTAACTCTGGGCAGGGAGTCCAGGTCCTCGGCAACTACGCAGGTGCAGCGAACGCACAGGCGAAGGTCGATGTCCTCTTGGCGCTGATCCCGAATCCCGATTCGACGTCGTCCAGCGGTGCAGTCGCCGGCGGTGGTTTCCTCGACGAGATGTCGCCGCCCGCCGCGGTGCAGATTCGAGTCGAGCTGGCCGCACTCCGCGCATCGCTCGCCGCCTGATTACTCTGCGGGGATTCGGACTTTCGGGTCCCCGCAGTTTCCTCTTCCATCCCGCGCAGTAAGGGAATCGACATGTTCGTAGTAATGTTCTCCGGCCCACCCAAGGTCGGCAAGGATTCCGTCGCTCAAGCAGTTCGCACCTTGATCGACAACGAGACCGACGTTCCGACGCTGATGGATCATTTTGCGCGCCCGATGCGGGAAGCTGCAATGAATCTCGCCGGATACGATCCCAAGGATTTCGCGCTCTACAACTCGATCAAGGACACCGGCCTTTCGGTCCTGAACGGCGGCACGATTCGTGAGCTGATGATCGGCCTGTCCGAAAACTTTATGAAGGCGCGGTACGGCTCTGACTTCTGGGGCCGCTGCGTCGCCAATGCGAATCAGATCACCCGCGAGAAGCCCGGCGTCATCTTCATCCCGGACCTGGGATTCCCGGATGAGCTGCGGTATATCGAGCATCTGGTCGGCCCGGATCAGGTCGTGACTGTGCGACTCTCCCGCCCGAAGATCGACTGGGCCAACGACTCCCGCCGCTACGTCGAGTCGGACCAAAGCTGGTCGATGTTCCTCCAGAATATCTCGATCGCGGACACGGCCATTATGGTCATGGACGGTCTGAAGCGCAACGGCTTCCTGCGCTGAGTCAGACGTGGACCTTCAATTCAATTCCGATTATCTGAACGACTACTTGCAGATGGTGGAAGAGACGGAATCACCCCGACTCTACCACGTCTGGCAAGCGTTGTTCAACGTAAGCTGCGCGTTGGGGCGGCGGTGTTACTTCCCATTTGGTCCGATGCAGATATTCCCGAATCAGTACATCCTGTTCGTCGGTACGCCCGGCACTCGCAAGTCCACCGCCGCAAGCATGGGCAAGAAGAGTCTCAAGGGGAACACGGGTGTACGATTCGCACCACAGGATACGGCGGGCCAGCGGCAGGGTTTGGTAGCTGCAATGCAGGGGGAAGAGAATCCATCCAAAGAGTTTCTCGATAACGTCGAAGTCGCGGGTCGTGACAAATCCATGCTGTCGATTACGGACATCATGGAAGTCACGAATCAACCCGAGTCGGAAGAGGCCCAGTTCATCAGCGAAGCCGACAAGCACCACCTAGCCGTGGTCAGTCAGGAGTTCTCGCGATTCATCGGGCAGAACAATTTGCAGATGCTGGACTTTCTGGCAACGATGTGGGATGGAGACGATTATGAGTATCAGCTCAAAAGCTCAAAGACCGAGCTTAAGAATCCTCTACTTAACATCGTTGGCTGCACGACTCCGACTAGTATTGCAAATTCAATGCCACCTGCGGCTGGCGGACAGGGCTTTCTATCTCGAATCATACTTGTGTATGGAGCGCGTAAATATAAATCTGTTCCTCGACCTACAGTTCCGCCCGTTGAACTCACAGATCGCGTTGGACAACGACTCAATGACATCTATTACAAGATGGCAGGAGCTTTCTCGGAAACAGCGGCAGCAGAGCGCAGATCGCGTGAACTCTACGAATATAAAATTGACATCGCTGATTCGCGCTTTGGATACTACGCTGAACGACGTTACACCCACCTTATCAAACTGTCGATGGCCGTAGCTGCGAGTCGCGGCACGATGGTGATCGAGGAAGTCGACGTTGAGGAAGCCCACACGATCCTTCGCGCCACCGAGTCCGGGATGCCCGACGCGCTTGGTGAGTTCGGCATGAATCCTTTGGCTGTTGTTAAGCAGGAGGTCCTTGAGGCCCTTCGCCAGCAGCTAGGACCGATTCCCGTAAACGCCCTGACCGCCATGTTCACGCGTGACGCCAGAGCCATAGACATCATGGAGATAATCAATGATCTGAAACAGAGCGGACAGGTAAACTTGATTCAGCAGCGCGATGGTCAAGTTCATATTAGCGCCAACTTCTCTAAGCATAACATCGAAGACGAGATGCTTAAGATTCTTTCAAAACGCGGAGACAAGAAATGACTGATCCCAAATTCATCTGCATGGTCGATTCCGAGACGCTGAACACCACATCGAAGGCAGTCGTGATGCAGGTCGCATTCGTATTCGTGCCCGCCGACGATCCCGAGACGATCATCAAGTCGGTCGTGGTTCACCTTCCGATCGATGCCCAGCTCGCCCTGAATCGTACCGTCGGCGCTTCGACCCTCCAGTTCTGGGCCGGTCAGCCGAACTTCCAGGACCTGCTGATTCTCTCGAACGGCGACGACTTCGACGAACTGCCGGCGCTGGTCCGTCATCTGATTCGTTCGTTCGGCAACATCGTCGGCAATGACGGCTGCGAGGTATGGGCGCGCGGCTCCGACTTCGACATCGCGATCCTCAACAGCCTGTTCGCCGACCTGGGACTCGTGGCACCGTGGCGCTATGATGCAGTCCGCGATCTGCGCACCCTGATGTCGGCCGCGGGCGTCACCAAGAAGGACGTGATTCGTGACGAAGCGCTGTACCCTCAGCACGACGCCGACGCAGATGCCCGCTACCAGCTGCTCTGCTACTCCGAGTCGATGAAGCACCTGCGGGCCCGGTCGTGAGCGAGCCGGAGAACCCCAACAAGGTCGGCGATTCGGACATCACCATTGGTGAGGGCACCGAGGTTCTGATCCCGTTCGCCAATTACCTCAACATCCTGACTGGCGCCACAGTCCGATTCGGCGAGCACATGCGGACACAGTATCCGGATTCGCAAGTCGGCACAATCGAGGACTGGTGGGCTGAATGGGAAGCCTGGCTTAGTCTGCAAGGCGACTAGACAATAAAAAACCCCGGTAAGGAATCAACCTTACCGGGGTTTTTCTTTGCCCGCTTACTGGACTAGCTGGTCTTGAGTCATATTGGCTGTACCAGCTGTGCCGTAGTCTGGCATATCGGTATTGACTGAGTCAAAATTTGAGGGCTGATCGAGTGATGTGGCATAGTCCTCGGTGTTCTCGTCGCTGCCTATCGATACACCGGCGTCTAAGAGCCTTGCGACGTATCCCATCTTCTCCGGGTTCTTGAGCATCTCGTCAAGCTGGCGGGTGCCCCGAGTCTCTGTGGCGGCCTCATAGTTGCCTTTCAGCCACCTTTTGAAGTGACGGGGATCATGCCCGTTTTCGACGTACTTGGCGAAGAGGTCGGGCAGGACATCGTAGTTTTCGCCTCGGATGGCCGATCGCGTTGCCGTGCGGAGATTGTCGTCGGCAGACGCTTTGAGTTCCATCTGACTACGATTCGCGTAGAACGCATTCAGTTCCTGACTCTGGCGAAGCGACCGCACACCCATCATTCGGTACGCACCCTCGGCATAGCCTTGAGTCTCGCTCGCGATCTGGCCGATTGCATCAACGTCGTCACCGCCCTGAAACACCTGCTCGATCAAGCCTGCGATCGGACGATTCGGAATCGTGTTGCCCGCGATCTCCGCCAGCTGCTGCATCGTGAGAGCGGGCGAGCTGGTCAGAGCCTTGAGTCCCTGTGCCACACCCGTAATCACCTTGCCCGCGGCGTTGAAGGCCGGAAGATTCGTGATCGAGAACTCGCCCGAACCAAAGCCCGGCACCTTCACGGCGGTATCGCCACGACTCGACAGGTCCATCCCCGGCAGACCGAACAGCTTGGGGATATTGCCGAGAGTCCCGTTCGCGATGATGTCGCCAGCTGCCTGACCGTACTTCTCGCGAATCGAATCTTGCGGATCGATGTCACCCTTGGAGTGGTCGAAGAACAGCTTGTTCATTTCCGACCAGCCCGGCACAGTCGTGACTCCGAACAGCGAACCCTGCGTGGCATACTGGACACCGAGCGATGCAAAGTCCTTCGTCTCTGCATAGCGGAAGAGTCGCTGATAGTACTGCATGATGAACGATTGGAACAGCCCGATCGGTGCGCCCAATGCCCCCTGAAATACCTCCGGCCGATTCAGCGGATTGTAGTTTGCGATCATCTTGTTCGCGAAGTCGTGGGCGAACATGTTGCGCGCTTCGAGTCCGGTCACGCCAAGATGGTTCGCAACTTCGAGTCCGGCCATGTGACCCCAGCTGCGGCTGAAATCTTCCGACTTGTCGGTTAGAATCGAGACATGCCCCAGCAGACCCTTCTCGCCGAACACCTTGGTCGGATTCGCCTTGTCGCCGAACATCGCACGCTGCCAATCGGCCTTGGTTTCGATGGCTCCGAACTGCTTCTGGAACTCCGCGACCTCCTGGCTCAGGTATCCATTGCGGCGCATGAAGTCGTAGTCGACATGACTCTCCTTCGACCATGCCCGCTTGAATGCCTTGCCCATGACCTTGGACATATCCAGGACTCCGACCGACTGGCCCTCGCGACCCACGTCGGGGAAGATCGAGCCAATGTGTCCGAGTCGTGCAGCGAACTCTGCGGCAGTCTCACCCTCGCGCTGGGCCATAGACCGAATCACAGCTGGCATGGCGTTGACCACACCAGCCAGATTCATGACGGCCATCATCGGCTCGAACACACGCAGCATGGTAGCCGCCGTGAACCGATTCATCGCGCCCATAGCGTCCTTCAGCTGCGGCGGCATCGAGCCAGCGCCCTGCGACTCCAGCATTTCAGCTGCGTTCTTGAACGGCATGTGCTCGCCCAAGGCATTGGTCAGCGACTCGAAATCGCGCTTGGCCACGCCCGACTTGTCCCACGGCTTGATGCGATCCAGATAGGCGTTGGTAGCGTGCCATGTCCGACTCACGCTAGGTGCGCCTTGGGCCAGGAACTTGTCGATGTTGCCTTCGATCGTGTTGTACAAACGACCGACCATCGAGCCCGGCGAATCCAGCGGACTGCGGCCCAGCAGATTCTCCAGGTAGTAGTCGTGGATCGAGCGATTCTTATCGTCGCGGAAGAACCCAGCCTTGTTGCGAGTCACACCAGAGCTGACTTCCGCGCGGGCCGTAGCCGAACGAATCTGCTCGCGGAACATCGTCCCAACCACGTCGTTCGAGTGGCGGAAGTATTGGCTGCGGAGCGTGGACAGGATACCGTCGACTCCCTGCGGATCGATCGTGACGCCAGCCAGACCACCACCGGCTCGCTTGCCAGGCTGAATCGCCGTGGTGCCGGGGTCGATCATGTCCATCTGCGCATCGTCCCAGATGTTCGCGAATCGCTTGATCTGATCACGCGTCACGAAGCGATGCCCGTACTTGCCCTCGGATTCGATCAGCCCCGTGATCTTCTCCTGCTGGCGAGCGAACTCTTCCGGCGTATTGGCGATAACCGTCATACCCGGCACCACCTTGTTCTCGGCGTCGAGCGTGAATCCGATGAACTTGCCGTCGATGTTCGCGGGCGGAACGTAGAAGTCCATCTTCTCGATTCCCTGCAAGCCATTGGCCTTCAGGAGCTGGTTCTTGTTGTCCATCAGCGAGTCGGTCATGGCATTGAACCGCTGCATGAAGTCCAAGCCCATGTCGTCGAGCACCATATCGCGGCCGTCCGGAGTCGGCATCACGGCGTTCTGTGGCATTTCCTCGTTGAACATCTGACGCCAGCGATTCTTGTTACCCTCCGTGTTCTGGAGGATAAACTTGTACCCCGGCTTGCCATTCGGCAGAGTCAGCTGGCCCAGGCTATCCATCAAAGCCTTGCGCTTGTCGATCGCCAACTCCCAGCCCGGCCGATACGCGATGAACTGATTCAGCAGCATCTTGGTCGAGGCATTCCGCGGCGAGTTCAAAACGCCTGCAACTTCCTGCAAGCCTTTGGCCTCGGTCTGGAACATATCGCGAGTCACACGCTGCACCATTTCCTGCACACGACTCGCGGCCAAGAGCGCAGGGTTGTCGCGGCCGATCCAGTCACGCGACTTGAGCGACTTGAAGAAGCCACCTGCGGCGGACTGATTCGCGGTGCCAAGGAGACTGCCCTGAATCTGCGTGTCCATCAACTCCGACGTCCGCGCCGCAGTATTGAACTCCTCCGAGCCAAAGATCGCCTTGCTGAGTCGATTCGTCAGGGTCTCAACCTCGACCGTCTGCCCGCCGACCTTCCGCGTGACCGGCTTCATCAGCTGATTCGTGGCGTACATCTTCTGCGTCGCGAGCCGATCGGCCAGATTGTCCGGCATCCAGTCGTGCGGCTGCAAATTCCGCTTCATCACAACCAGCGGCTTCGTGGCGTTGCCGGACTCATCCAGCATGTACCGGAAGCTGTTGCCCGTCAGATCGTCGAAGTCACTGGCGGCCGAAGGAGCGAAGTCTCCGATTCGCTTCGTCTCGGCCGCCGCCTTCATCAAGTCCTGTCGAGTCATATTCCGAATCTCGTCCGGACCAAACTCTGCGGCACCCCGCAACAGGCGCATCAGGGGATGCTCGGACTCGCCCAGCACACCACGCTCATACGCCGTCAGCTTCGGCATGTTCAGGCGGACTCGCAGCTTGGAGATTTCCGTCGCCACGTCGAAGTCGTTGCCCTTCTTGGCCTCCTGCACCGCCTTGAACTGGAACTTCCGAGTCTCGTCGCGCAGGATTTGAGCCTTCTGGGCAAAGCTCTCCACCATCGCTTGGTCGCGAGTCAGCCCGTTCGGGAAGTTCACCTGGACCTTGCCGCCGCTCTCGCGAATCAGCTGCTCTGCCATATCGAGCTGGAAGAAGCTGGCGTCCTTGGGCAGCGAGATTGCCTCGGGGACACCGTTCTTCAGCTTCTGAATCACGCGGCCGGCAGTACGGTACGCGCGCAGAACATCGTAGTGATCCGCGTTCGCCATCGTCTTGCCGCCGGGCAGAGTCAGATCGAGGTTGGTATCGACGCCGACGCCGTGGGACTTGTTGTCCTTGCTGAACGATTCGAACAGCTCCGTCTCGTCATCCACCTTGTTCGAGTAGATGTTCGGCTCCTGCCAGCCGTCGAGCACCTTGGCATCGGTGAGAGTCGCTGCTTCGCCGTCGATGTAGAACTGGGCGTTGAGCTTCTTCTCGTAGTCGAGTCGACGCAGCAAGCCATCGTTCGCATCCATATCGAACTTCTTGCCAGCCTTGGTCTTGCCGCCGTTGGCAGTCGCTTCGTCCGCAGCTGCACGTGCCTCGGCGATTCGCTCGTCCAGACGGTTGAAGTGCGACGTGACGACCTCCTCGGCCAGACGAGTCTCGGGGACACCGCCGACCATCTCCGCGCCCATGAACGCAGCCGGATCACGGTGCATGATCTGCTCGACGTGATTCCCGTAGCCCTTGGAAGTCATGTCGAAGCGAGTGTCACCGTTCGTGGTGATTCCCTTGACCGTGACCTTGTTCATTTCCTCGCGAGCCATCTGAAGCTCCTGCGAGGCCAAGTCGCCACGGTTGCGCCGTAGAGCCTGGCCCGATTCACTCAAGCCAAGCTCCGTCTTCTGCTTCGAGCGCGAGCCAACCAGCAGATTCGTGACGTAGTCGGTGTACTTGCCGCCGAGGAATCCCTCGCTTTCGGCCACCTTCGGATCGATGTTGGGGCCGAACTTCTTTCCGGCATTGTCCTTCCAAAGGAGTCGCGCGTGTTCGTAGCCGTCCGGATCGAGCGCGTCGGCAAACGTCCGGCGAACTTCATCCGAGTTGACGTACTTGCGAATCTGGTAGCCAGCAGCCACCTTCTCGAAGACTCCTGCCCCTGCCACGCCGAGAGCCATCCACATCAGGTTGTGGCTCATATCGTCGGTATAGAGGAAGTCGTTCTGATTCAGAGTCGTGGCCATCACCGCTTCCGTGGCAGCCGCGTGCTTGGCTCCGCTCAAAAAGGCGAGTCCGCTGGCCTTGGTCCGCAGCTGATTGCGACCCAGATTCGCCCCGGTTTCGGCCGCCCCCAGGAGCCCGCCCATGCCGCCTTCCTGCACACCAACCTTGCCGATGTACTGCTCGATTCCCATGGCACCACGCTTGGCCAACTCGCGATCGGCCTGACGAACCGTAGCCATAGCCGTTGCGTACTCGGCATCCAGCGACGCGACTCGACGAGCGAACGGAAGTGCCTTCAAGCCCGACATCAGCAGACCAGCCGGACGCGAGAGTCGACGCACGGTCAATTCCGCAGCCACGATTCCGGCGATACCCGACGTTGCCTCGATGCCGCCCTTGTACTCCTGCGAAAAGCGCGTGAGTCCGGGCATATCCAGCGCCCGCAGAGCCGCCGAATTGAAGTCGCCGCGCTGAATCCCAGCTGCCTTGGACAGGATGGGAATCGACGACGAGATCGTATCGACCAAGTCCACCGCACCCAGTCCAGCCACGCCCGCCGCAGTCGCCATGAAGCCATGGTCCTGGCGATTCGTCATGTTGGTCACGCGCTGGATGTCAGCGTCCGAGGTGTTCGCCGCTGCAAAGCGATTCGGCGAAAGGTCAGCGTTGGCTGCGGTGGAAATGAAAGGCATGGACTGATTCCTATTCGTGCTCGGACATTGCGGCGACCGCATCATCCGCTTGCTTCGCGACTGCATCGAAGTTACGAGCGGCTTTCGACCTGATCCGTTCCAGTTTAGGGTCTTGGAACTTTGTGTCAAGCAAAATGGTACGGAGCTGCTTGAATCGTTCCTGATTGTCACCCTCCGGACCGATCGACCCGACATAGCGACTCGGAGCTGTCGGCACCTGCTTGAAGTGCTGAAGCAGCATCCGTCGTTCGTCGGCCGTGATGTCGGGAGTCGCTCCCAGCACCGCCGCCATGCGGACATTCGGATCATTGCCGTAGGAGTTCTGAACTGCGACTCGTTTCATCAGCGCCTGATGCTGCATCCCCGAGTATGCCTTGAGCGCCATCTGGCCGTAGCCGTTGACGTTCGCTGTCAGGTTGCCCTGCCCGACCGTACCGATCACCGAGTCGCCGAACGAGCCCTGACCCTGCGCGGTGGACAATGCGCCCGCCGTGGTTGCAAACTTCTGGTTGCCCAAGAGATTCGCATAGACCGCGCCCGCATTGTGCCCCTGAATCTTCGGGTGAGTCGCATCCAGAATCTTGTACGTGGATTGCAGCTGCGCCACCGAAAGAGCCGACTGCCACTGGGCTACTGACTTGCCCTTGAGGTCAGCCTTCTGAGTCGCAGCCTTGTCACCAGCAAACAGCGCGCGGGTCTCGTCGGCATTGAGTCCACCGATCTGGGCACCGATTGCCGCGAAGCCAGCGTCGTCACCGTTCTGAATCGCGTTGTTCAGAATGTCGCCGTTCAGGTTCTGCCCGATATGGCCGATCTGCTTGGCGATTGCCGGAGCGTTCTTGACCATCGAGTCGAACGTCGAGTTGAGGTAGACCTCACCGACCTTTGCAGCAACTGCCGCTTCGAGTGCTTCCTGCTTGGCCTTGCCCTTCGGCGATGCGTCAGACATCAACGATTCGATCGACACGCCACCCTGCGACTGCGAGCTTTGGGCCAGAACCTGCTTCGTGGCTTCGAGCGCGGCGTTGGCAGCAGGACTCATGCCCTTGCCGAACGAGCCACCCGTACGCGCCAGCTCGATCAGACCCTGGACGGCAGGTGCAGACGAAAGACTCGATCCGGTGAGGTACGACTGTGCGAGCGGCAACAGCTTCTTGTTGCCACCTGCCCAGCGATTCGCTTCGGTCGTGATCTGATCCTGCTGCTGCTTGTAAAGCTGCGCGATACGGGGCTGGAACTTGGCTGCCAGCATCTGCTGACGACTCGGGTCCTTCTCTGCGTTGAGCTGATTCCCCATGTCGTAGACTTCGCGGCTGATCTGCCCAGCCAAAGCCTTCATCGCAGGGGGTTGCTCGCCGGTCAGGCCCTTGATTCGCTGACCTGCAAGAGCCATCGAGTTGGCCGTAGCCTTGACCGAGTCACGCCAGCCGCCCAGCGCCCCAGCCATCGTGGAACCCTCGACAAACTGGGCATCGCGCTGAGTCGACCGTTGCAGGCCCTCGCCGAGCTTGGCAAGATTCAGCTTCTTGCCCATATATTCGCCGCCGTTCTGAATCGCCAGACGCTGCTGGGCCGTCGTCATGCCCTGAATCAGGCGATCCTCGGCATCGTCAGCCATGCGCTGTGCGGTAGCCGACCGATTCATTGCAGCCGTCTCACGACTGATGACCATCTCGTCCAGTCGGACCTGCTGTTGGGCGTCGTTCTGACTCGCAGCCAGCATATCGCCTTCGGTGAACTGCGCGCCATTGATCGTGATTGGCTGGCCCTTGTTGGCCTTGATCTGTTCGAGCGCAGTTGCACGCTGGCCAGGAGTCAGGCCAGTGATGACCGTGTCCTTGAGCTGATTCTGCGCTGCCAGCACCTGACTCTGCGCGCCGACACCCTTCAGCGTCTGATTCACGATCAGATCACTGGCCGCGAACGACTGGCTGGCAAGGTCAAGATTCTGCGTCAGGAACGACTGGTTCAGCGTTGCCTCGGCATCGTCACCCTCGAAGTTGTGATTCACCACCTGCAACAGCGTCGATTGCGCGTCCAGCATAGTCTTGTATTCGTTGCCAGCGACGGACAGCTGATTGTCGATCGCGCCGCCTACCTCGGCCAGATGCTTCCGGTCATAGCTGGCGTCGAACAGACTCATGAACCCACGCTTGAGCGGATTCATCGTCGTGACTTCGGTCATCCGGTCGGCGATTGCCTGCTTCTGCTGGAAAAGCGGCTTCACCTTTTCGAGAAGATTCGCAGTCTGGTCGCGTTGCTCGCTCGAAATGGCCTCGACAGCGTTGTTCCGGTCTTCCAGCGCCTGCTTGCGATCGCCCTGCAAAAGACTCGTCTGTTCGATGACATTCTGAAGCATCGTGTCAGCGGCCCGCGCACGATTATCCGACGTCTGCAAGTCAGCCGGAAGACTCGCCGTGTCAAACGGGTTCTTGATCGTCGCCGGACCGTTGCCAGAAGGCAGAGTCGTCGAGCCTTGGTCCCGCAGGACCCCCGGAATCGGCGGTGCCTGAAACACCGTACCACTTGCACCTGCCACGCCACCGCCTCCTTGACCGATATAATCCCGACCGTGAGGGCCGAGTCCCTGCGCCCAGTTGTCGCCATGCTGCCGAATCGCCCTGTCGACATTGCCGATGCCCGAGTGATACGCTGCCTTGGCCTTAACCGTGTCGCCCTTGTAGTATTGATTCAGATCGCCCTGATGAAGATCGCCGAGCCGGAGATTGTAGTCCCGGTCGTTCATCAGTTTGTTCTCGTCCCAGGGAATCCCGTGCTTCTGGGCTGTCTCGCGCGCGGTGCCGACCTGTATCTGGGCGACTCCGTATGCACGCTGGGCAGGTGCAGGCATCGAACCATCGCGGTAATGACCAACGAGAGTCTGACCGTTCTTGTCCTTCTGCTGCCCGCCAGACTCCTGCTGGATCTGACTCGCAGGCAGGTTGGTCGGCTTGAATCCGCCGAGCACACCTGCCAGAAATTGGTCCGCTGCACCTGCCATGTTAGATTCCCAAGCTAACGCCGCCGCCGGTCTTCGACGTACTGCCCGTCGTAGTCGCAGCCGAGTTGGTGGTCGAGTTGTTCTTCAACAACTGGTTGATGGTCTCCAACACGTCCTGCATCTGAGTCGATTGCGTGGACGTGCCGGAGTTCTCCGCCGTGTTGGTGGTCCCAGTCTGAGTCCCGGTCGTGGTCTGCGCCTGATCGCTGACTCCGGTCGTGGAGGTCGTCGTGGTGCCACCCTTGATGGCGTTCAGGAACTGCGCGAGAGCATTTGTCTCACCGTTCGCGATTCCCGAAATGCTGGCTGCGCGGCTACCTTGGATGTCCGCCGCAGTCTTGACCGCGTTGGCTTGAACACCGGCGAGGGTAGCTGCCGAATCATTGGTTGCCTTCTCCGACAGCAGAGCCGAGGCCGAGTTCTCCTTGGAGTTCCCGCCGATCAGGCCCGTCACGCCGCGAATCACTTCACCCAGGTTGGTTTCCTGCGTGTTGCGAGCGGCCAACATAGTCGAATTGACGAATTGCTCGGCGTCGAAGTCACCCAGCGCGCCCATCGCCGTGCCACCGTTGGCTGGCGAGTCGAAAATCTTGCCGATAAAGTTCGCGACGCTCGACCCGCCCAGCAACTGACTCAGCTGATCGCCGAACTGGTTGGTGGTACCGGTCTGCTGAGTCGTGCCCTTGGTGCCGGTCGTGCCCGTGGTCGAGCCCGAGGTGGTGGACGAGCCAGTCGACGAGGTATTCTGCTGACCGCTGGTGGTCGTCGTACCTTGAGTCGCCGTGGTCCCCGTCGTAGCCTGGGTGCCCGTCTGGGTTTGCGTACCAGTCTGAGTCTGGTTCGTCTTTTCTTTGTTCTTGCCGAAGCTTAGCCCGAACATGAGTCAGACTCCTTTCATGATGTAGCAAAGGGCGTAGTACGGCGGCCGCAAGTCAACGGCAACCGCGTCGGATTCGTGGGTGTGGGCGCCACCCTGTTCGAGCTGGAGTCCATGGCTATGGGCCTCGCCACCGCCCACGTCCTCTGTTAGGCCTTGAATCGTGCCCTGCCCGGACTTGGCATCCTGCAACGGCTCGCCACCACCGCCCGGAATATTGACGACGCCATAGGGGTAGCGGTTGCCCGATTCCTTGTTGTCATCTGCCAGCCCGTTGCCATGATGGTGAGGCGGCATTTGCTCCAGAGTCAGTGCGTGCGGATCGACCTCACCCGTATGGGTATGCGCGCCGCCCTGTTTGATGGCTACCTGAACGTCGCGACTCGCGGCACCACCTGTTGCGTTGACAGCGTAGTCGCCGCCAGCACCAATGATGAATCGCCCGCGAAGATCGGGTGTCGAGTTCTGTCCGTCGCAGAGGTACCAGTACTGCGGAATCTTATTGGCCGCACCCGACCACATAATGATTCCACCGTACGGTACCCCGCGCGCAAGGATGAACTCGCCTACGTCTTCATTGAGCGAGGCCAGATGGATCGAATCGTCATCGACCAGTAGAGTTTTGCCACGAGCATCAACCGCACCCGTGTGGGTACCGGAAGAGTTGCCAGTGAGATTCCCAGTGACGTTGCCAGTGACATCGCCAGTAACTTTTCCACGTACGCCCCCTTTTGCATCAATCTCTTTTAGGAACGACTGCGATTCCGCCCACGTATGCTTCGAATCGATCTGGGGCTTCAGGCCGAACTTGGTGTCGCCCGCATAACCTTGCGGATTCTCGATTACCAAATTGTCCGTGTCCACCGTCATCTTGCGAATCCGGTAACTGGACGCCCCCAACCGTACCAAGAATCCTTTCTGCTGTGGCTCGAAGTCAAGGAGTCCGTCCAACTCGACTGACCGGGCCTGATACCGGGCATCCGAGTTGGTCATGTTCAGGAATCGACGGCCACCAGGCGTTGTCCCGTCGTGCAGGAGCAGGTCCCAATTGGACGAGTCGAATCGCAGCTCACCCTCAAGTCCAACGAACTTGATCGCGTAGCTATAGCTGTTGCCGTCGAGAGTAATCACATGAGTCGTCCTGCGCTGACACCGGTCAATTCGAGAGTCCGGAGGTGGAATGCCTCACCGACCTCGATCGCCGACAATTCAACAATATGCCAAATACCCACGACAGAGCAAGCGTAATGGCGAGCGGACCGGCTGAATCCAACTAGTTCGGGTTCAGCAGACATGAATTCCGTAGTTCCGTCGTTCGAGGCGATGAGTCGCAGCTTATGGTTAACATAGTTAAGCTCTTCGAGACGATAGTACTGCGATTCATTGATCGAATAATCATAGCCCTGCGGATTGGGCAGCGATAAGCTAAACTCTCCGCTAACTCGATCGGTAGGCCCAGACTGATTCGAACGTACCAGAACCTGCGACATTTCGGACAGTTCATCGTGGCTCATGTCCTTGCTCGTGCGGAACAGGCCGAACTGAATCAGTGCGTCAAGTCCAGTAACGGCGCTCGGAACGACGTTGTTCCCGTCCAGGGGATAGTAACCTGCCCTTCCGACTCGTGCAGGGACCGTTCCGAAGCCCACAACGGAAGCGAGTACCGTTCCCGTACCCCCGTCATCTGCGTGGAAAGGAATCTGGACGACGGGGTAATGGAGGTCATCAGTCCGGTGGAGCCCAGGAACCTCCCGACTCCCCGTTGCTGTCCAATACTTTTTCCGGCCGTTGATGTCGGTGAATCCATAGTAGTCGCCTTCCCGCTCGCCGGATGCAATCTTGACCGGCCCGATTCCGTAGTGAGGTTCGTTGAACTCGCCCCATTTGTCCGTCGCTGGGTACAGGACAAAGGTCTTCTCGTAGATGGGATCGTAGCGACTCGCCGAGTACGACAGGTACAGATGGCGCTGCAACTCATCCCATTCGAGTCGGACGTTGTTCCCGTACTTGGCACCTGAGTCCTTCATCCATTCGATCAGGAACTCGTTGAACAAAGGAGTGAATGCAGTCGGCGCTTCTCCCTTGGACTGAAAGAGTCCTCGTTCGTCAAGGATGACAACGGTATCGTCGTCTGCCTTAAACGTACAAAAGGAATTGATCGGTCGGTACTCGGTGTTAAGGGCACGATGGCGGAACACTTCCTGTCCGCCCGAAAACTCGGAACGGAGGACTCCCCCGTTTGTCCAAGTGAGGACTCCGCCAGCATACGCAGTAACGCAAACGGGGTATCCTGGGATTCGCGCGCTGATAAGCTGGAAACCAGCGCCTCCAAGCTTAGGTGCGAAGTTAGTGCCATCACTCGGATCGCTCCACATGAGATACTCGGGAGTCAACGCGACGAGAATGCCATTGTTGACGACGATCGACAAGGCATCCGTAGGGACTCCCGGTCCGGTGAGACTCCCGGCAATGTCGTTGTCGAGGGAGTAGAAGATGATTCCTGTCCTTGGATGACAGAAGAACATCGCTCCGGACAGATAGCCCCAACTCCACCGGAAGGGCGCAGTAGACGTGTCCGGAATCACCTGAATGATCCGCCATGCGCCCGGGTCCTCTTGCCATTCCATGATTGCTTGAGTCGTGATGGTAAAGACTCGATCGACGCCCCGCAGCTTCAGGCGAATATCCTGGATGAACTGCGGGGCCTGGATCGAGTGTGGCAGCAGGAAGCGATTCCCGAACGGCGACTTCGGCCCGATCGCATCGAAGAGGTAGTTCCGCCCGTTGAGCGCAAACTGCTTTTCCGAACGAGTCGGGTCAACCGCAGGAGTCAGCCCCTGCAAGTCCGCCAAACGATATACTTCCTGCGCCATCTTATGCTCCGTAGATTCGATACTTGAACCGGCGATACTGTGCTTCGAGAGTCGGAGTAATCTCCAAGTCCTCGGGCATGGCGCCGGACAGAGCGTATACCACATCACCCGCCCCGATCAGAGCGAGTCGTCGAACGATCTTGTCGAACTTAACGCCGACCGCAGCCCATTCCAGCCAGTCCGACTCGAGCCAGGGCTGTCCGTTCAGAACCCCCATGCCCGGCCAGCCTGCCACGTCACGAGTCAACGGCTTGCGCGCATATCCACCGGCGGCCGAGGGCTCCTTGCCAGCCAAGTCGACAACCGCGGCGGGTTCAGCGTCCACGAGTCCGACCGAGAACGCCGGAACCGTATTGCGCAGGGCAGCGGTCAGCATCATCTGCTTTCCAGCCAAGCTAACGTTGTTCGGAATCACCAGACCGTCGCCCCTGATGAACTCGCCGCGGAGCTTCATGCCAGCACCGTGCAGCTGGACAGGTACAGGATGAGTCCGAGCGCTACCAGCCCCGTCCAGATCGGCGATTCCAGCTTGGCTTTGGCCGAGACGAACTTGCCGTCTGCGCCGCGAGTAACGCCGGGAAACATCGGCTTCTGATTCTCCGGCGTCAGGTCCTCCGTCAGCTCCAGCGCAGGCGACGGTGCGTCCACGAGTCGATCGAACAGTTCGGGAACCTCGGCGACGGGTTTGAGCCCCGCCGCCACCTTGACGACCGAGTTGGTCGAGATACCCGATGCGACTCGGTTCGACAGATAAAGTCCGCCGATCTTGGCGATCATGCGAACGTAGCCCAGGAAGCCGGTCTTGTCGTCCGGAATCGCGCGGCCGAGGAGATTGAGTGCGATAACGACCACGGGCAAAATGCCGACGATCGTGATGGGGTCGAGTCCGGTAGCGTGAGCCACCGCATTCAACGCCTGTTCGTAGGGGTCCATGAGTCACTCCTGTTTGGGTGCCCGTTGTGAGCCACTTTACATTATCACAGTAAAGTTTACACGCGAGTGTTAAGCTGGGTAGATGTCTCTTTGTTCGGCCGCACCAAAGGCAGGAATCCCGGCGACCTCCCAAAGCGTGGTCCACGTCGACCCCCCATCCTCCGACTTCTCGACTACGAACGACAGCGGGACTCGGGTGGACTCTCCACCGTTTGGCGACGCCTTGATTCGCACGCCGGTGGGGTCAGCGGAGCCAAAGATGGTCTGCTCGGCGTAACCAATCGTGACTCCAGCGGCCTGTGAGTTGCTGATCCAGAACGTGGCGTTGTCACCGTCGACCGTCTTGGCAGGCAGGTATTCGCCGCTGAACGAACCGGAAGCAAACGCCTGTGCCGGATTCGGGACGATGACGCCGCTTGCATTGAGGAATCGAAGCTCTGCCACCGACGTATAACCGCCAGCTGGTACGGCCGTGGTCCGGAGTCGATAGCGGCCGGGAACCCCAGTCAGCGCAACCCACGCACCATCACGGCGAATGTACGGCTTGCCATCAGCGGGGGCATCTTCGACTGCGATCGGAGCCGGTCCGCCGCGCCCGTAAAGAGTCACGACCGAACCAGCAGCGAACGTGCCGCCAGTCTTGGCGTACACTGAGAGACTCGTTATCGGATCGACCTCGTTGCCCCAGAAACCGCCACCGAAGTTGCCGAAGCTTGAGCCGCCAGCCCCATTGTATTGATTCTGCATGACGACCGGGCGACGGAGCGGACGCCGATAATTCAACACCTCCCCGATTCCGCCGATCGAATTTACCGTACCGCTGGCGATCACGATGCCGTTGGTATTCGCGAGTCCGCTGGCTCCGTACTGGTTCCAGTATGCCGAGCTGTAGTTGCCACCGCTATCGCCGTTGAATCGAATCGCGACATCACTGTCTGCACCAGTCAGCTTGCCCGCAACCACCACGAGCAAATCTTCGTAGTTCTGGTCGATTCCCGCGAAGTCAAACGATGCAGCGGCGGCCCCGAGGACTACTTGCCCGAGCTTAACGAGTCCGAAGTTAGCCCCGCCCCCACCAGCAACGACTTCAGCCCACGCCTTATTCTTGCGCGCGTATTGCTTTCCATCGTCCGGCGCTTCCTCGGTGTACGTCACCAGCGGGAGTCGATCAGGCACAGGATCGTTGAACGTCCTCTTCTCGCCGCGACCGAACACAGGCTGGCCAGTGACGGCAAACGCCTGAGTCCAGCCCGCCCCGTCGTCGCTCCACTCGATTGCAAAGCCCGTCGGAGTCCGATCCCACCAGCCATCGTTGTTTGCGTAGGCTTGGAGCGTGAGCCCCCTGACTCCCTGCGCCGTGTCAAAGACCCAGGTAGCATTGTTGTTCTGCGTGTAGCTGTTTGGATTCCCGTCGAACACAGCACCGCCATCAGGTGAGTTGCCGACCAAAGGAATCGGGTCTCCTTTGTCGTCAAGCCAGGCGATGTCGTTGAGCATGTGCGAGTTATTGCCCGCCCACTCGGTACCACGGAGTCGCCAGTAACGGTGCGGCACAATCGCGCCCAGCTTTTCAGCTGCAACCCACGCACCGCCCTTGCGCCAGTATGCGAGTCCATCGACCGGCGCCTCACCGACTGCATCCGCCGGGAACGAAATCTCTGCCCACGATTCGTTCTTCCTGCCGTACAGCTTCCCGTCATTCGGGGCCTCGGGAATACCCGCGTCAGGAATCTCGGGCAGAACGAACGCAGTCCAGCCGCCATCCTTCCGAACGTACTGATTCCCATCAGCCGGCGCTTCCTGCACGGGTACATCCGGCATTTCCGGGTACGCAGGCAGAATCACCCACTTCTTCTGGCCGCGGACGTACAAAAACGCGTCATCCGGCGCGTCAGTCACGAATCCACTGAGGTCCGGAAACGGTTCGGGCTCCGGAATCAAGTCGACCCAGACTTCTTCGTCTTCGTCCCACACCGACACGTTACCCGACTCATCGCGATAGAAAGCGAGCGAGCCCACGAAGATTTCAGGCACAGCCGGACGGTCCGCCAGCAATCCTTGGCCGAGATAGTTGGTCAGAAGGCCGGTCATGATTCAATCCTTACGAAAACGAGGCTGCCATCGGGCTGATAGACGAACTCTGGCGGGATTTTGCCCGTCACCAAAGGAATCAGTGACGTGTTGGCCGGTACTTGGCCGAGTCCAGCGCGCAAAGCGTCTATCTGCCTCTGATAATCAGCCCCTTCGAGCTTTCTTGCAATCGTTAAGGCGTCTTGAGCCAGATTCGCCGCCTTTTCGACAGCCCGATCCTGGATTTCGTCGAGCCGCTCCACCTCTGCGATGATTCGGAGGTACAATTCCTCCAGCTGGTCGCCGCCAGAAGCCTTCATCAGCTTGGCAATGGCCTCTTCAAGCTCTACGATTCGGCTGGTTAGGCCCTCACTGGTCAGCGCCTCCCGATCGTCCAGCCGTTCGACGGTTTCGGTCAGTTCATCAATGGCTTTCTTGATTCCACCGACCAGCCCACCCGTAACAGTCGACTCCAACTCCTTGATCCGGCCCGGCAGGTCAGAATAATCAGGCAGTAGTGCCTTGATTGAGTCGATGCTTGGCCCTTCGGCTGCCAAATAGACTGTACCCGCGTCCATCTGGCTCTGACGTTCGAGGACGTAGTGACTCGGAGCATAGGCCCGACCCAGCACCAATCCCTTCCCGCCCCCAGAAATCCGGCCCGTCCCAGACCAGACTAAAGCCGTGCCCTTTTCGATTCCCGCAGTCCCGTCCGGGATCTGAATCGCGAAGTGGTTGGCCCCCTGCGTCAGTACCCACCCGTACTCCCCTTCATTGGGGGCGGTGCGTGAGCCGAGGATTCCAAGAACCTTGTCCGGCCCCGAAAGGGTGAAGTCGTTAGTGACCGTCCAGCTAACAGCTTCGTCAGCGGCGAGTCGTCCGACGGGGCAGCAGACGAAATCGCTTGCTGTCCATTGCGTGAACTTGCAGTACCGCGCGAGGATGATGCCGTACGAGTCATGATAGAACCTTCCCAAACTGCCAAGGGTGTAGAGTTGCTGCGGCCCGATCTTGGTGAGCCATTCCCAGCCGAACGTCGAGTCGCCAGCCTGCGTGGTATCGTGCTGCTTGCGAACAGTCTCGGCCTGGTCCCGCAGGTAGTCGTAAAGAATCGGATCGACCGCCTCAACCTCGCTAGGAAGCGTTGGCTTGTAGGGGTTCGATTCACGATTCGGAATGACCACAGCCTTGGTCGGATCGACCGGGTCTTGCAGCTGGGACACAGCCTGAAACAGCTGGACCTGGAATCGGGTCACACGGACAGGCTTGGTTCGGTCAGCGAAGAACGCTTGGAACTGAACGCGAGTCATACGGACAGCCTTGTCCCGCGACGCAAGCAGATAACCTACCTGCGCGCGCGTGACCCGACTCGGACCTGCAAGAGCCCTCGCGTACTCGTACTTGACCGATGTGACCCGGACTTCGACCATCAGAGAACCAGCCTATACCCGATCCGCAGAGCGTTGACTCGCGCCTTGGTCCACGGAACATTGCCCTGTGGATCAAGGTTCAGGACGTCGCGAGTCCAAATGTAGTCGGTGGTCATGTTCTGGGCGAATCCGTTCTGCTCGACCCCACCCGACTTGACGACCGACTGGACCGTTCGCGTGCCCGAGTCTTCCTTTCGGGCGGCGTAAACGATGCCGACTGCATGGATCACGTCCGGATTCACCACGATGTCCGTGAACTTGAACAGGTCCTTGGCGCCGACCGTGTTAGTGGCATTATAGGTCGTGTCCGAGTCGACTGAAATCTCGTCGATGTTTTCCCAGTTCTGACCAGCCAGCGGAGTCCATTCCACCGTGTCGTTGGCCAGAGCTTCACCCAGCTGGATGCGCGACTCGCCCAGTGTCCGAGCTTCATCATAGACGTAGTACATGTCGTCGTAGATGTTGTCAGAGTTATCGCCGTGCGAGAGTCGGTCATCGCCGCAGATCAGCATACGGCCGACCGTCGGACGAGGGAAGGGCAAAGCTGGATTCGTGACGTTGAACTGTTCGAGTCCATCCATCAGTAGCCGGACGCGCTTGGCTTCGATGTCCAGTTCAATCTCGAAATAGACCCAGGTGCTCTGCAAGACCTGCCGAGTCGAGCGCGCTACCTCAACACCGTTCACGATGATGAAGGCGATGCCGACGTTGTTGATCCAGAGGTGGAACGCGACTGCATTGAGCGCCGACGAATCCGGAGCCGACATACCAAAGATTCGCCGCCCGTCGTTGTAACGCGACAGGAGAGAGGTCCGGAATGCGAATCCGATGCCGCACTTGGTGGTGGGCTGGAGGATTCGAGTGGCCGTCGAATAGCTGCCGCCCGCACCGTAGTAGCCTAGGCTCTTGCCCTCGAATCGACCCGGCCGCATCAGATGGCGCTGAATGTCGTCCCCGATCCACGTACTCGCAACCCCGATGCCGGCCGCGTAGGCGTAGTCAGGGTAGTAGTCGAATCCCTCGATCATACCGATCGGCATCAGATCATCCTCTGGGTTAGCTTGAATCCGTCGACAGCCTTAGCCACCGCCTTCTCGACTCGCTTCTTCACGAGCAATTCGGCGCGGGGCCGATCGATCCCTTCAGACTTCATCGTCATGTTGACCAGCACTTCGTCGAGTCGAGCGTTTGCCCTTTCGAGTTGTGTCTGGGATTCCGAAGAGGGCTTCAGGGATCGAAGGAATATCATCGTCTTGCCTCGCAACCATGTTCACTTTCGTGAAATAGGATATGATATGAATCACTAGATCGGAGTAACGCTTGCGCTCTCGAATCTCGCGGAACATCATGAATAGGAAAAGGACCCAACCGAGTCCATAAATGCCGCCCTCACCAACGAGTTTGGCTATGCTGCTTGCCGTGATTCCGTCCATTCACAAGGGACCCCCGAGATCGGCTACCTCACTCGTCCAGAGTCCCTGCCGCAACGTCGAGTACAGCGAATACGCGGTCCGGCCCCGAACCTCATCACTGACTCGCTTGTAAATCTTGGCACGGATTCCTTCTTCCAGCACCAAGTGCCAGCGTTGCAGGAGCCAGTTACTAACTAGGTTACGCGCAAGCTCGCGAGTCGTTTCATCGACATCATACGCGGGCAGGTACTTCCATCCCTCGGCGTCATCCCACGTTGCGGGGCGCTCTTCCGGTTTGTAGTACTTGAGGTCGCGTGGGTACTCGTAGTACGCGATGTTGATACGACTCTGCGCGGCACCATATCCGCCGAAGACGAATCGGTTGCCCATGCGGTAGAAGAAATATTGGTTGGCGTTGAGGTTCCGGCCTGGGATCGACTCACGCGCCCACTGACCATACCCTTGCGAGTCACGGTCCCAAACGTCGGGGTACTGGACGGCCTGCATGGCCTGAAAAACGGCAGGATTCGGCATGTCCCAACCAAAGCCGGAGTCGACCGTCGTCACCAAAGCAAGCTCTTTCAAGTTGCTCAAGTAGAAGAGAATCGAACCGGTGTCGGAACGGAAGTGAACCTCCCGAACCGACTGGTTGACGTAGGCGCAGATTTCCGCACGGAGGTCGAATCGCTTGGACTCGAACACCATTGCATCCACGATCTGCGAAAACGTCGTCATACCGAACCCTACCTTACCGAATCAAAAGTCGTACCGCAGATCAGCCCTGCTCGTTGATCTTCTTCTGCTCGTCGACCTTTTCCTGGGTTTGCACGTCGCCCTGGTTCGATTCGTTCACCACCTGCTTGTCCGCGGTGCCGGCGATCGGTGCGTTGTTGTCGGTCTGGGCGCCCTTCGCGAACTGCTCACGATTCAGACCTTCGAGCGGCTCGGTGCCGACCGTCTTGTCGCCGGTTGCAAGGGTCTCGCGCTGACGGCCGACCGACGAATCGAACTGCGTCGTGACACCGGGCTCGATCGGACGCACCAGACGCTCGGCCGCATCGACCGAAATCTCGCGAATCTGATTCCGGTCACGCGCCGGCAGCTTGTCGAGCATCTTCTTGAACTCGGCGGCGTCTTCCGAGTCCTCGATCGTCAGGAGGCCGCGGTCGAACTGGAACTTGCCGAGCTTGAGTCGCATGATCGGATGCGACGTGAACAGCGCGGCGGCCCGATTGACCTGCTCTTCCGAGGCAACGTTGTTGGCCGCCGAGACGCCGACCGAATCGTCTGCCAGGACCGAGCCCTTCTGCTTCGAGTCGAGCGGCTCGTTCTTCGAGTTGTCGCGGGCTTCCTGGACCTTCTGGTCATCGGTCTTCTGCGACTCGGCCGTCTTGTTCAGGGCAGCGAAGCCCTTGAATCCACCAGTGTTGGTGTTCATCTTGAATCGTCCACTTCCAAAAAACAGGGGAGGAGTTTAACCCTCCCCCTTAGGTTGATTCCGGCGGAGACCGAAACTTATTCTGCGACCGACTTCACCGCGCGACGGACGTTCCGAAGAATCCCCATCGTCTTGGCGCCGCCGACTTCCATGCCGGCTTCCGTGGTCATCACGCCCTCGTCGGCGTCCTTGCCCTGGATTCGATTGCCGTTGCTGTCGTAGCCCTCGTTGAAGGTTTCGCGCAGCACGCGCTTCCGAATCGCGCCCGGATGCATGCAGTAGAGTTCCTTCTGCCACATCGGGTTCTCGTTCATGAGCGGGTGCGTCATGAGCGAGAGCGAGCCGAACGGAGTCATGATCTTCGTCACGGCGATGCCGACCTTCGATTCGCCGGCCGAGATGTTGTAGGTCGAGTCGAGCATGGTCATCTGGTTGAGGACCTGCAAGACCTGATCGCCGCCGAGTGCGATTCGCTCGTTGGGCTGGCCCTTGATTCCGATCGCGAACAGACGCCGGATGAAGTCCTCGAAGTCGAGCCGCGAGTAGTCGCCAGGAGTCCCGCCGGTCGCAGCCGATTCGACCGTGCCGCCGTAGTTCTCGATCTGGGCCACGACTCCGTCCGTCATGCGGAACTGCTTGCCGTTCAGATTCCCGATGTGCTTGCGGCCCCAGAGGAACGCCCGCTCCATATCCTCGGCGTGATAAGTCGCGCAGTCCTGCTTGTTGCGAGCGAGCTTGTTGCCCGTCCGGTAACTCACAGCCTTGGCGGTGCCGGAGATTGCCCAGCCGTTGCGGAAAATCTGAACATAGTTCATCCGCGGCGCACCCTGCTGAGTCACAGCAACGGGCATACCCGAAGCTTCCTCGTGCGCGTTGCCGATCTGCTGGAGATGATTCCCGTTGCTGATCGCGACGACGTTGGTGCCGGCGAGCCCGCGAATCACGGTGATCGCATTGCCTGCGACCGCGGTGACGAGCATGTGCTCACCCGATTCCTCGCACATCAGCACGGTGCCGGGGATGTAGAACGAGCCCTCGTCGACGGTCAGAGCCGTGGTGGTGCCGCCGCCCGTTGCGGTCGAACGACCGGACTGATGCGAGTCCTCGAACCACGTGAACACGGTGTCGGAAGCGCCCGACTTGTTCATGCCGCTCGAAAGGGCCAGCATCAGCGCGGTGCCCGTCGGATTCATTCGGAGGATGACCGAGGAGAAGTCGCCGACGCGATCCCCCACGATTCCCTGGTTGGATGCAAAGATACCCTGGATCACGTCGTCGATTCCCTTCAAATGCTACCGGTCAGGAGCGACCGAGTAGTTCTTCTTCCCAATTCGTGACGATCTGCCCGTCACCTGCACCGCCGGGGGGCTGGTTGATGTTCAAGTCCTTGCTGACACGAGTCGACGTGTGCTTCAGCATTTCCTTGGTCATGTCCACCGCACCCTGGCGATTCCCCTTCGTCAGCCGCATGGCCTGAGCGAAGATTCCGTCGATCACCGGCTTCATGCCCGGCTCGTTGTACGACGGGAACGACTTGCCCAGATCGGATTCCGCGTCACGCTGGCCGAATCGCTCGTCCAACATCTGCTTGAACTGAGTCTGAAGCAGTTCGTTATTCCGCTGCATCAACTGCGCAGCCATGACGACCGATTCCTTGACAGCCGAACGACCGAACTTCGTCATGTTCTCGTTGAACTTCGACGGGTCCGAGTTGTTCATCGCCTCGACGGCATCGGGGGTAAACACATTGTCCCCGAACGTCAGTCCGGTGAGTCGCTGAGCGAAGGCATTGCCATCATCCTGCTGCCCACCGGACTGTCCGCCACCCTGATTCCCGTTGTTGGGGGCAGTCCCGCCATTAGCGGCCCCACCGTCGGGAGCGGGCTCATTCCAGAATGACGAGGGATCGAAGCCGCCGCCACCGTTATTTCCGCCCGATTCGCCATTTCCGCCAGACTGGCCGCCATTACCACCCTGGTTATTTTCCTGGCCATTACCCTGCTGCTGTTGACCGCCGCCCGAGTCGGTGCCACCGTGCTGACCCGAGTCTTGCTTCATGCGACGGTAGCCGCGCTGCCAAGGCTCGATCATGCGGAGGGAGACTGCGCCGAGGGGAGCGTGAGTCATGCGGTTCTGCTTACGCATCGTTCATATCCTTCAGTTGTTGTGCCAGATTCATAAATTCGTCCAGAGCATACTGGCGCTTTCTATGCTCAAGGATACGATTCGCCAGTTCCTCAACGGGTTCTTCCGAAGGTCCTGACAGAATTCTTTCCATGTTGGTCGCAACCTGAATCGCGACCACACCGGAGTTAGCGATGACCAAGACTGCATTGGCCACCGCTTGATCAATTCCGGGGTCTAGTGCCCGGATAGAGTCGATGTCGATCATGCCGCCACCTGTTCCGGAATCGCTCCCGGCACCTGTTCAGGGGCTGCACCCGCGTTCGCCGCAGCCATCTGCTCTTCGTTCAAGCCGGCGTTCGGGCCAGCCTGACTCGGAGCTTGCGGCTCAAGGTGGAACTTGGTCATGTCGACGTCGATATCGATCATGTTCGTCCAGTAGTCGATCAGCCCGATCATATCGATTCGCTGAGCGGCCTGTGGATTCTGAACGAGCGCGAAGATGATCTGCTGCAATGCACCCGCCGCGGCCTGACGATCGATCGCCTTGAGTCCTTGGCCAATGATAAACGGCAAATCGGTCTCGCGGAGCTTGTTCAAGTCGATCACAACCTTGCGGCCGTAGAAGTCCTCGACGCTGACATTGTCCGGCTGGTATTGCACGATGTTGTAGTAGCAGCAGAATCGCATGCCACGGAACAGCGTGTCATCCAGGAGTCGTGCAGTCTTGTGCATGCGGCGGTTCGCGCCCTGCTGAACCGCCGCGACTTGGGAATCAACAGCGCGATCGATCGAAGCGATCTGGCTGGGCATCGACTGAGTCGGGAAGAACTGGTCGATGATTCCGATCACGCCCTGCAAGTCCTGCAAGGTCTGCTTCGTGTCGAGGTTGTTCGAGTCGTGGACGATCGACTGCCGCAGATCCTTGCCGTAGCCGGAAGCCTTGATCGGGACGCGGGCAGATACCTCTCCCTTGGGAATCGCGCCCATATCGACGACCGTAGGATCGTAGAAGGTCGTGCCCCATACGTTCTTGCGACTCGCCTGGACGTGAATGTTCAGGAGGAACGACGCGAAGTCCTGCAACGGCTGGAGGATTTCCGACACGGCCTTCTGACTCTGGCCCATCAGATCATCGTTGATGACGCCGAAGAAGAACGGCAGGAGTCCATGGATGTTGTTCATGTACGTCGCGTCGATGATCGTCTTGTCGTTGAGGATGGTGAATCGCCATACCTCGTAACCGTTCCGATTGGCGTTTTCCGACGCAGAACCTGCCAAGAGTCCGAAGTCCAGCGGGTTGATCCGGATGAAGACCTCGACCAGCTCGAATCCTGAGTTCGTCGCATAGTCGGGGGCGGCGCCGAACCATTCCATATAGTCCGTGCCAGCCTTCGACTCGTCGATATCGAGCATGGCTTCGGCCGGCGGGTTCCGGTAGTACACGCATTCCGTGACTCCGACGTCGTTGGCCAGCGCTTCGTCGACGTTGAAGTACACGCCACGATTCGCCTTGTGACGAAGCTGGTAGTGCGAGATCATCTTGGCTCGCGCGCACCACTCACCTTCCTGACTCAGCTTGGTCGGGTGAACGGTCGGATCGTAGAAGGTGTTGTAGTTGTCCAACGCCTCCAATTTGTTGCCCTGCCACTTAACGTCGACCGAGAGCACGTCCTGATTCTGGGCGTTCTTGGTCAGCTTCGGGCCTTCGTCGCGCGCCCAGTAGCAGTAGAATCCGCCGATGTTGTACTTCAGAGTCGACCAGATGGCCTGAAGCGTCTCGCGGTAGTAGCCGGCGTAGATCGCGTGATTGTTCATCAACGTGACGATCTGATTCGCCTCGCTTGCCTCGTCGGGCTTGCCGTTGTGGTAGAACATGCCACGATTCGGGCTGAACGTAGCCGCGAAATACGTCATCATGTCGTCCAGATGCACGAACGACAGCGGCAGGTTCATCTGAATCGCTTGCGGATTGCCGTTCTTTTCCTGCGCGGCCTTCCGCTTCTTGTCTTCCTCGGACAGCTTCTGCCAGCCGGAGACGTTGCGGTCGATCTGCGCGAATCGATCGAGCTTGTGATCGCGCTGTTCCTTGCCCACCATCAGCCGCTGCTGCAAGTAGTTCAGGAGCTTCTCGTGATTCTTTTCCGAGCGAAAAGGATGCTGGGCGTGAACCGCAGTCTTCGCTGGTTTGACCGTGGCGTGAACCACCTTGTCTGCCATGTTAAACACTTGAAACCTCCATCCCGTATTGCGCGACTCCAGCATCGAAAGTCCCGCCGTTGAATTGAATCATGATGATAGCCAGATAAAGCTCCATCATGGTCGGTCCGTACGCGCACGAGTCAACAATGTCGTCCGCCTGCTCTTTCTTGACGAAGGAGAGGCCAAGCATCTGAGTCGTGATGTCTACGTCGTCATCTGGAATCGCCCACTCATTGTTCGACATCAGAGAAGCGAACGCGCGGATGCGGCCAATCTTCGAGTCGCTCCGGCCCGCCATCAGTGGGAGGATTTCGACGTGATGATTCAGTTGCCGCTGAGCCAGCAGGACGTTGAAGAAAGGAATTAAAACACGCTGCGCAGCAACCGCTTCGATTCCCCAAGTCCAAGCACCCCAATACTGGGCAAGTGCCAGAGTCTCGCTGAACATCCGATTCTCGTCGAAGTGGCCGTGGACACACTGGACTGTCATCGGAACACCGACGTCGGGAATCACGTGGACGCTGATTGCCGTTTCGTCGTTGTGAGCGTTTTGGCCGAATGCCGGATCGATTGTAATCCATGCTGCTTTGATTCCATCTGGTGTTGGAACGGCTTGGTAGTTGATCTGGTCCTGCGTGAATCCGTTCTCGCCGTGACCCGGCATGTTCATCATCTCGCACATCCAGGTCTCAACGAGTCCTAGATCCTTATACTCCTTAAAGTCCTCTTGGAGCGCGGAGACGGACCATTTGCCGGGCCACAGCGGCTTCAAAGCGCCAGTAGCGGAGTCCTTCACCAAGGAACCGAACACGACTGGATTCCACTTGGGGTTCCGACTCAGACGTGCCAAGAGGGAGGTCTTTTGCAGCATGTTGCCAAGCCATACGATCTTCTTCTTCCGGGCAAGAGCCTTAATGAACGGACCGAAAATCCAGCGATCGAGCTTCTTCTGAAGGCCCTCCGACTCGGTGTTCTCGTTGTCCTCGACGTCATCCACAACTGCAAAGTCAGGACGTTGGTTGTCGATGTTGATTCCTCGCATCTGCTGGCCCTGACCAATGGCTCGCAGGATGCAACGCTTTTTGCGGCCGCCCGGAAGTGGCAGATCGAAGACCCAGAGCGATTCCTGCTCACTGGCCTTAATCATTACGACCTTACCGAACACCGAAATGAAGTTCGGATGATTCAGGAACTCGATGATATCCTTGCACGCGCCCTTTGCGATCGCGTTGGTGTTGGACAGGTAGACGCAGAATCGCTGCGCCGTGAAAAGCCAATGCCAAACGACTGCCAGCTTGGCCAGAGTCGTCTTCGCGTGGTCGCGTGGGATCGCAAGCAGGGAACGCTCTTGCTCGGCGTCCGTGAGTCGTGCCCAAATCTCCTTATGGAATCCGGGCACAGGCATATCGAGCTGATCCGAGAGGAAGAACTCGATGAAGAACTCGGCGTCGGTCTTGAGTCGCTGACGTACCTCTCTAGGATCGGCGGAGACATCTAGAGTCTCTACGCCGTTGTCCCGTTCCGCCTCACGTTCGAGTCGTTCGAGTTCGTCAATGTCCGAGCCGAGTGCCACTTAATCGCCTACATTCAACGCGTCGATGATGGTCTGAATCCAACCCTTCGCAGCCTCATGGCGCGCGGGCTGAAGGTCCTGTTTCTTCTGCGATTCGTCCATCTGCGCATTCAGATGTTGCTGCTGCTCACGGCGCAACGACTCGGAACGCTGACGGTAGAATGCCGCGAGGGCCTCCGGTGAAACCTTTTGAGTCGCACCTTCATAGACCGAGTCATTCCGCTGTTTCACAACACAAGACTCCCGACCACCTTCATGACCGACTCGAGCAACCCGCCCTGCCCCTGGGGCTTGGGTCCACCCATCTCCGAATCGCCAGCCATCATCGGGCTAGGACTCTTGACCTGCGCCATCTGCTGCGGGGCGAGGAGGCTGTTCAGGAAGTCTTCGGGATTCATCGGCTGATTCCTCGTCTTTGTCTTTTGCGGCTCGATTGGCTGGACCGCAAGCGGGATTAGGGCTTACTCTGCCCAGCTCGAATCGTTGTCGAAGCCAGCGTACAACTCGTCCGCCGTGGGGTCAGCCGTGGAGTGAGTCGCGATCTGCATCGGCTTGTCCATGAACGGCTTCTGACTCACCGAAAGCAAACCATCGACATCCGCAAACGTAGGATTCGTGTGATTCCCCGTGATGCTGACCTCGCTGGCCTCCTCCTGACTCCCGTCCCCATGCAGCCGCCGAACGACTCGTGCCGTAAGCGTGAGCGGAACCCGCGTCCCAACCTTGCTGGGGTCGAGCGCTTCCGGCTTGGTCCGTCTTGTTGCACGATTCGCCATAGCAGCTACCTTCAATAAGAAGTCCGCATCGCGTTCCATGGGGACTCGTTCCAGCAATCTCGAGACCGCCATCTGCTCCAGCGAGTCCCAACCCAGCTCCGAATCAACCCGTGCCCCACTCGTCGCGGCCTTCAAGAGAAGGTGGACGTTTTTGTAGAGTGGATCGTCCTGTAACGACTCGATCTCTTCCTGACTGACCCCGATCAACTCGGCGATAGTCTTCGAGTCCATGTCCAACACCGCGTGCTTCGCGACGATGATCAGAATCTCTGGGACTTCCTCACCGCACTGGCGAGTCAATTCAGCTTGATCCAACTTGCCTAGATACACTTCGGAGTCCTTTCATTGCTGACTCTGCCCGATCGACTCGCCTCTGTCAACGCCTCATTCGGTAAACTGCGGTTATTGTCCCCGGCTTTGTGACTCATGGGGGCTAATTTGAATTTTTGGGCGCCCTATGTGTGACTCATATTAAGCCCATCGGGACACGAAACGAATGGGGGGATAGCCCCCCGCCTTTCTCTGACTCAACAGTACCGCGAGTAATGTTTAGTGTTGTTGATTCAAAGATCACCCCAAGGATTCAACGTCGCCTACTGAACAGTCGCTTACACGAATCCGAGAGGGTGGGCCTTAGATGGTGGGTATGCTCGGGGTGAGGTTGCCTGAATCACTACCCCTCCGGTTACAGTTACTATATATAGACTCATGTTCGTGGCAGCCTATCGTGCGACTAGCACTCATTTCAAAGCGAAGCGTCCAAACAAACTGCTATATTAGTCCAATGACTCTGTGCCGACTAGGCACTCATCAATCAACTTTTTCTTTGGAACAAAGAAAAAAATTTTTTTAAGGGTATGGTTAACGACGAATCGTGGACGCAAAAAAACCCCGGCTCGCGTGATTGCAAGCCGGGGTGAGTCTGTCGCGGTGCTGTTAGGCTGCGGCGGTGTTGTCCGTCTTCTCGGTCGAGTCGTCCGAGCCGAAGAGGTCGGCGGTCAGATCGTCAAGGCTGACGTCATTGTCGTCCTCGGCGGTCGCACCCTTGAGCGTCTGTGCATCGCGAGTCGCCAGCCACTTGTCGAAGATGTCGGGCGCGAGTCCCTTATTCTTCGCGACCTTCTGGCCGAACTGGAGCGCGAGGACGAACAGCGAAGGCTTGTCGCCGCGATCTTCGAGGGCGGGGTAATACTCGGTGGCGTATGCCTTCGATTCCATCGCCTTCTTGAGTTCGGCCTTGATGAGCTTGGCCTTGTTCCAGATCGGCACCGACTTCTTGAGCTGGTCGTTGATGATCTGGTGCAGGTCGTTGAACGTGTCCATGATTCCGCCGCCATCGCGGGTCGACTCGATGAACCCGGCGCGCGTCGTCGGCATCTGCGACATTGCCGTTTCGAGATTCTCGGCATCGCGCAACGGACGAACCGCAACGTGATTCAGTTCCTTGTCGAGTACCTTGAGCAACCACGACTGCCCTGCCTCGTCGGCCATCAGCGATTCGAGCGTGGGAACCGGCGTAACGACGATCGCCTTGATGGTCGTCGGATCGCGAACCGGCTTGCCGTTGACGGTCGTGGTACGCGGGACGTTACGCAGCACGGCGACTCGAACGCGCATTTCCGGGGTATAGATTTCGGGGTCGAAATTGCCCGCGTCATCGATTCCGACCATTGCGAACGGCTGCTCACCGAAGTCCGAGAAGTCCTCGCCGCACTTCTGGAGATAGGCCATTGCGTCTTCGGTCGAGTCGAACGTGCGATAACCCGTCATGCCCTCAAGCGTGGTCTTGGGCTTGGCGTCTGCCTTGGGCGATTCGGGGGCTGCGGTGCTGCCGGTGTCTGCGGGCGCGGTGTCGGTTGCCTGCGAAAGAATCGTGGAAGCTGCGAGCGTGGCGAAAGTGGTACGCATGATTCGTTTCCTTTGTGTGTGCGGCCATCTGGCCTGTTGCTACAGTCTCAAAACTTAGCGTGACTGTCAACGCCTATTGGATCAACGTCCGGAGATATAAAACGATCCGCCGAACCGACCAAACCGAAAAAAGATTAGGCCACCAACGCGACGGACGCGAGGGAGGACACATTCAGCTATTACCACGAGTCCAAGCCAAAGGGTAAAGCCGACGATTGAAACTAGAACCATGATTAGGACTCCCAATAAAAGTAGTATTCGTTACGGGCGGAATCGTACTCGGTCCAAGCCTCCGCGAGCGTATGGCCTTGATTCACGCAACCGTCATCATTGGCGATGATCTGAACCGAAACAGTCGAACCATGAACCCGGAAGGTGTGCGAATAAGGTACGATGTCAGACGCGAGCGATTCGATTGCTGCGATGTCCTTAGCGTTGGGGATCAAGGGCAAAGGATTCAGTTTGATCCATGCTGCAACTGCCGCGTTGCGGGCTGCCTCTAGTCGGTCCGATCCAGTCATGCTTGGGAACATTGGGTGAGACTCCTTGATCTGCGCGGGCGGGTGCGTCGTGATGTGCGTGTGTGCGTGTTGGCTAGAAGCCGTAACGACTCAATGAGGCAAAACCCGGATGGGATCAAGCGATGCCTGGACAAATTGAGTCAAAGTGCGACGAACCGAGTGATTCCTGCGATGAACCGAGTCGCCGAGTCGTGGAACAATTGATTCGTTGCGTGGAACAGTTAGATTGTTGCGTGATTCGGCTCACGGCGACCGATCGGCTAAGACTCGCAGCACCGATTACACAAACGAGTCTTTTGATTCATACTTTACACCGTATTTCATTTAATATTTCATCTTCCAGAGTTTCAAGCCGACTCTCCCGCTCCCCGTCAGCCAGTTACGCATTCGGTTCCCATGATTCGCTCTAGGTTGTGACGATTCCTGCGCATATCCATTGTACCTGATTCCTGGGTTCGAGTATTTAGTGAGAATTTTTTGAACCCCCCTAACACACCTCTCATAATCTACCGACTCTACCCGCAGCGACTCGCAGGATGCGACTGTGCAATGGGTAGCCGGGAGGGTGCAGGGATTCACGCTGGAAAGTCTGGAAGATGAAATACAATATGAGTACGATATGAAATATGTATAAAAATAAAACTTTACACAACATTACATCAAACCTTGTGCTACCTTCTAACTGGCCCGCATCGCGGTCTAATCTCTTGATTCCCCAAAACAACAGGATATCCCCTCATGAAAGCAACAACGATTCGTTATGTCGCGATGAAGAATGTCGGCAAGCCAAACGAATCAGCCGTCGCAGAAGGTGACATGCGGGTTTGCCTCGCCGCCATTATGAATTATTGGTTGAGTCAGACTCTCGCCAACCGTATCGAATTTGCAGTCTTTCGCTCACCGGAAGAACGTGAACAGTGGCTCGGAGGGGAATCGAAGACGGAGCAAGCAACGCTTGATTCGCTGTTTGGGGAACTCGACTACTCTAAGATGGTGGACTGAATCATGGACATTAAGAATCGACAGTTATACGGCAAGGTAATCGCAACCGGAATCGCGGAGGTGCCGTTGCTTGAGGGCTCACTACAGAAGATGGCTCACGAGTTCCTGCTGTGGTGCATGAGTCAGAAGATTCAGAAGGACTCCAGCGGCGCGTTGCAGATCAACCTGCGAGTCAGCGACAAGCCATTCGAGTCGAACAAAGACGATCCGATGGAAGACTTCAAACATATGCCAGCCTACGCGCAGATGATGGCAGGAGTCAGACCGGCTACGGAAGAGGAAGAGGCACAGATAGCCGCTATGGCCTTGGACCCGTGGCGAAATGAGGAAGGCTGGAAGCGACTCACGTACCTGCACACAAGCCAATCGAACTTCGAGTCCAGCCCGGAGGAATATAATCGCTTGTGGAACTACTACGAGTCGCAATACCCTCAATCGCTGTCCGCAGCCAAGAAGAAGAGTCGCTAATATGTTGCATAAGAACAAACGAACCGATGGCCCTGTCCGCGGCGGAATCATCAGTCTGCCCGTCACACTTTTGTGTTGGCTCGTAATCGGCTGCATTGCGTGGTATTGGAGGACTCACTGAATCGATGAGATAATTCACCGACTCCGAAGAAAACACTTGACAAGTTTACCGGAATGTGTATTGTGGGCGGACCGGGACTTTTCCGGTGTTTTCGAGGTTGATTCCCTCCGAGCAGTAAGGAACCGAATCAATGACATACCAACCATACCGAGTCACAATCAAGTTCAACGATGGCCATCAGCAGGTTTACGTGGACCGCAATTCCACCTTTCGCATTATGATGCAGGGAGTCGAAGGAATGGTCCGCGCGTTTGGCTATACCTCCGCCGATGTCGAGTCAGTCAACGTGGAGTGCGTCGCATGAACATATTTGCACTGTCTAACGATCCACGCGAAGCCGCACGATTCCAGCACGATCGCCACGTCATCAAGATGATTCTTGAGTCGGCACAAATGCTTTCGACGGCTTGCCATCTTGACCCCGGATTCATGGCCGTATTGCCTGAACAGTATGCGCCAAACCTCTATAAGCCGACGCACGCGAATCATCCCTGCAACATTTGGGTGCGCGAGTCGAAGGCCAATTTCGTTTGGTTGACTCTTCACCTCGAAGCATTGCTGGCCGAATATCATCGCCGCTTCCAGAAGACTCACAAGACTTACAACGTCGCGTTGGGTTTCTATGCGGCGGCTTGCAAGCTGGCTGGCTGCGAGCGCATGTGGACTCGTGACGAATCGCGCGCTTTGGTCCTTGATCGTCGACTCACTGATATGGCGTTCAACCACACGGAGTTCGCCGTTTGTATGCCGGAAGATTGCAAGTCGATCTATGGCCCGATCGATTCGTACCAGTGCTATTACGCCGCCGACAAGCTCTTTCAGAATCACGTCAAGTGGACTAAGTGCGAATCGCTCCCCGACTTTCTCACCGGCATGTTGTTCCGCGTTCGCACCCCGGCTAAGGTGCAGGAACGAATCCTCGAATTGGTTGACGCCAACAAGGCACAGAATCAGCCTTTGCCCTATCCGCTCGCCGCCAAGCCGCACGTTCCAGCCGGATTCGCTGCACCCTCTTTCCTCCGCCGCAAGTAACATTTTGGCCCTTCCATTAGGAACCCTCGCCATGACTAACGAATCGTACCTCTCCAACGTCGTCACCTTCATGCAAGACAACATGAACATGAATCCGATGACGCTCTATTGCCAGTTCACCGGCAAGCCAATCGGCCGCATGTATCAGGACGAGATTGAATCGATCCTTGACGAAACCGTCGACATCGAAGAAGCCGCCGACGATCTGATGATTCGGACTTTGGCTTCGATGCGTCCTTCCGTCGCTTGGAACCTCATGCGTACCGACTCGTTGACGGATATGCAGAACAAGCGCCCGGTTGAGACGCTCGCCTATCTCCTGAATCGTCTGTTCCAGCCAAACGACTTTTACAAACTGCCGTTGGCTCGCCGCCTGAACGATCTGCATTCGCGAATCAAGCTCTACCAGTATCTCGAATCGAATAAGGACTCCGAGTTCGTCTCCGGTTTGCATTTCATGCTTATCGAGATTGACGCCAAGATGAATCTGACTCGCCAGACGATCGATCTGCGAATCGAAGACATGATCCTCTTTGGTGAAAAGTCGGCCGAAGTCTTTGAGAAATGGTATCGCGCTTGCATCAAGGTTTACGACCGGAATCAGAAGCTCGAAGCCGATCAGACTCGCTGGCTCAAGGGCAACACGCTTGCCAAGCCCGCATTCTTCGCGACGTTCATGGAAGCCAAGCCCGAATCCAAGACTAAGGCTGCAAAGCGAGTCAAGGAAGAGAAGACTTCCGAGTATGCAAACCTGTTCGACGCGGTTTTGGCAGAAGCTGAAAACGACGCCTCGAATCGTGAACTGGATGCGACTTTTGGACCGGAAGAGGTAGAGGCTAAAGCCGCGACTCCCTCCAAGACCCCGACCTTCATCAAGGCGATTCAGCCTAAGCCCACAATCAAGCCGGTCGGCGTTACTCGCGCCCCCGCGTTCCTCCGCAAAGGATAACGAGTCATGGTTGACTTCAAAACGCTTATGGCTCGCAAGGCCGCCGCTTCCACCGCTATGACGCAGCGCATCTTGACCGATTCGCAGGAAGACGAGCAGATCATCAAGCTGGCCGTGCGTGAGGCATTGGCAGAGCAGGACTCGCTTGAGAATGCCACCGTCGCTCGCCCCTCGCCAGACGTGCAGGAAGCTGCGATTGAATCGGGCATTCGCGAGCAGCTGAAACTGGATCGGCTCGTCGCAGATGACTTTCCGTTCGATCCGAGTCAGATCGCAATGATCGACGGAATCGTCAACGGCTTGTTCGTAGATGATAACCCCGGCGCTTGCGGCACTGGCGCGGCAGGTACGGGTAAAACCACTTGCACTAAGAAGATCATCGATCGAGTCATGGATATGGGCTCGCTGAACATGGTCGACCTCAAGACCTATTTCAAAGCGATTCCCGAAAAGGGCACGTCCGCTTACGACGATTACATGGACGAGCAGCAAGCCCGCGAGGATGGCGAATCGAACGGTGAGGAACAGTGGGTGCCGTCCGTTGCTGCGGTCGGTTTCACAGGTCGTTCGACTCAGATGATTAAGAAGAACTTCCCGCGTTCGTGGCATCCCAACATCATGACGATTCACCGTCTGTTGGCGTTCATGCCGGTATGGGAAGAGAAGTTCAATTACGAACTTCAAGCCATGCGCAAGACAATGCGATTCGAGCCGACTTACAACGCGCTGAATAAACTGCCTTGGGACGTCATCTTGATCGACGAAGCGGGTATGGTCGGCGTTGACTTGTGGGAACAGCTGCGACTCGCGCTCAAGCCTACCTGCAAGATCATCATGATCGGCGACATCAATCAGCTTCCGCCGGTTCACGGTCGTTCGATCTTCGGATTCGCAATGGGCGTGTGGCCGTCGTTCGAACTCACTAAGGTCCATCGCCAGAAGAACGAGGATGGCTCGGAGACTGCGAATCCTATCGTCGAGAATGCATGGCGAGTCCTCAAGGGTCAGATGCCGCAGACCGAGGGCAACTTCCAGATGGTCAAGTTCGACGGACTCGTCGGCAAGGCATCGCAGCAGGTCCGCAAGTTCCTCCCGACTCTTTGGGAGAAGGGCATCTACGACCCGATTCGTGACACCACGATCACCGCGATCAATGGGCATGACGAGTCTCGCGGCTACGCTCTTGGGCAGTTGCCCTTGAATCGTGAGTTCGCGATGATCTTCAACAAGGACAATCCTCGCTACATCATTGACGCGGGGCGCGAGCGGCAGAAGTTTGCGGTTGGCGATAAAGTCATGGCGACGAAGAATGACCACGAGGTCGGAGTCACCAACGGCATGACCGGAATCATTAAGTCGATTACCGAGAATGCAGCGTGGGCTGGCGATCGCCGTCGATTCGGGACCGTCGAAGCCGTCAACGAATACATGCGCGAAGAGAACGCGGACGAGCCAGAAGTCGAGATTTCCCTCGAAGATATGATGTCGACGTATGGCGCGCAAGAGGCTGGAAAGGCAGCTGCGGCCGAGAAGAAGGATCGTGGCCCAGCGAGTCATATCGTTACGGTGACGTTCGGCGAAGGCACACACGCTTTCGATATCTCATTCGCGACTCTTGCCGAAGTCGCCTCGCTGATGACTGCCTACGTCGTGACTTGCCACAAGATGCAGGGTGGCGAATCGCCGGTCGTCGTCATCGTCCTTCACTCCGCGCACAAATCCATGCACTTTCGCGAGTGGCTCTATACGGCGATCACCCGCGCCAGCGAGAAGTGCATCCTCTTGTACACCGACGACTCGATTCGTACCGCTATCTCGAAGCAGCGCATCACTGGCTCCACCTTGGCTCAAAAGGTGGCGGCATTCCAGCGACTCGCCGATGACAGCGGACTATTGGGCGCGGCCGTCAAGGTCAATCT